GAGATCGCCCCAGAACGGAGAGAGCGCGTCGATGCAGTAGGAGAGGGTCTCCGCGCCGGCGAGGTGCCCATGGTCGCGCGCGTAGAGCGCCAGCACCTCGCCCACGGTTATCTCGTGCGGCTGGGCAGGGCCGACGCGGGCCGGCTGGCTCCCGATGAGGTAGGTGGCGAGCGCCTGGCGCGCAGCATCCTCGCCGCCTGCTCCGCGAGCGCCCGTCCGGTGCTGGCGGCCTCCGTCGAGGATGATCCAGTCTCCGGTGTCGGGTCGACACCACAGGCGGGGCGGCTTTCGACGACGCGGCATTTCGCGAATCTCCTCAGAGCCTCGGGCGTCACGTAGTATCGGCGCCCGATCCGCACCGAGGCCAGCCTGCCCTCGCGGATCGCCGCGCGGATCGCCGAGACCTTCACCGTCGCGTGCAGCGCCTTCGCGGCTTCCTCGACGGTCAGCAAGCGCGACTCCGGGGCGTGTTCATCCTTCATCCGAGCAACCACCATGCGCCGATGCCAGCGGCCCAAAGGCAGCTGCCGAGGAAGACGCCCAGGGCAACTCCGCGCGCCGGGCGCAGCGGGTCGTGCTGATGTTCCTTCTCTTTCCGCGCCTCGCTCATCACTCTACTCAGCCGCGTGGACCATGGGGCGAGCGGCAAGATCGCCGCAGTTCGCGGCCACCAGGGCGGCGGCGAGCGGCGGACACACGCTGTTGCCGCAGCACCGGCCCTGCACCTCGCTCGTCATTGAGACCGGCTCGCCGTTCTGCCCCACGCCGGTCTCAATCTGGTACTCGGGCGGGAAGCCCTGCGCCGTGAAGCGCTCGCGGGGCGTCAGCATGCGCATGCCGATGTCGATGATGGCGTAGCTCTCGCCCTCGATCTCGACCGTGACGAGCCCGAAGCGGTCCTTCGTGGTGTCCGTGTGCATCGCTCGTCGAGGCGTGGATCCTGATCGGTGCCATAATATTTCAGAAGGAACGCTGCCACCCGCCGTGCGCCCTCGGCCTCCGCTCGCCCGAGCGTGGCGATCACCACCTGCTGCTGCGCGCCCTTCGTGGTCAGCGACGAGAGGGGCTGTGCCACGTCCCGCCCATCGGAGGGCTCGGCGCCGCGGTGGTTGTTGTGCTGGGCGAGGAAGGCGGCGACCATGCCCAGCGGGATCGCACCGCCCGGCCGTTTGACGTAGCTGCCGGCGACCACGGTGGGCAGCGGTTCGTCCATCCCCGAGCCCGTCGAGCCGCGCCCCTGACCCATCAGCATCAGGGCGACGGCGATGCGGGGCGGGATCACCACCGGACCCGCGGGGCGGGGTGGTCTAGTCCGGGCAGACATCGACGCGGAGCTCCTGCGGGAGGGCGAGGTCCATCGCCCAGCGGATGTCGGGATTGTCCTGCACCGAGATCGACAGGCGCTGGCCGTGGGGAAGGATCGTGGCGACGGCGCGCCCGCCGCCCTCGAAGGCGCCGACGAGGTGGCACGACTCGGCCAACCAGGTCATCGGCTCGGTGCCGCCGATGAGGGCGCGGGCGCCGCGGTTGCGCGCGGTCGCCCAAGTCAGGGCCTCGAAGGTCGCCTGCTCGAGCGCGCTCGGCGGGTGGCCCTGGCAGGTGATGCACCGCGTCGTCACGATGCGCCCCCGCCCATGCGGGCGCCGTCGAGCACCTGCTGCTGGTGCAGGTAGTGGTCGGCGATCGCCGTCCTGACCAGGACGGCGATGCGGTCGAGCTCACACGCCTCGGCGGCGCTGATGGCGTGGAGCAGGTTGCGCTGGCGCTGCCGCTCGGCCCGATCGCGGCGTTGCGTGGCGACGTCCTCCAGCGTCGTCGCCACGGCGACCGCGTCGTCCTCGGTGAGAGTGAGGGTGATCACAGCGCGCGGGCCCCGCGCACGACCTCGCGGAACCAGTCCCGCGCGTCGTGGTGGATCGCGCCCTCGCCGAGGACGGCGACGCCGGCCCGGATCGCGGCCAGCATGTCCTCCACCGGTTCGAGGGCGTCCGGCTCAAGGCTGCCGGGCCGCGGCGCGCCGTCGGTATCGTGGCAGCAGTTGGTCTCGATCAGGGACTCGGCCGTCTCGGTGAGGATCGGCAGCGCGAGGCGGAGCGCGCTCGCCACGGCGGGAGAGGCGTGGTCGAGGACGCGGACGCCATTGAGGTCGAGCGCCATGTCACGCCCCTCCCGCGCAGCCGTTGGCGATCCAGGCGGTCTGCAGCGCGCTGACTTCCCCCTTGAGCGCGGCGATCTCGCCGGCGTGGTCGTCGGCGCCGAGGGTGCCCGACGTGGCGAAGAGGGCGGGCCAGAACAGGATGAGGCCAACGCCGGTCAGGACCGCGTCTGAGGTCGCCTTGGCATCCTGGGCGCCGCTCAGCTCGTTGAGCCGCAGGACGGCCGTGTTGGTGTCGTCGCGGATGTCGGCGCAGCTCGCCGCGGCGTAGCGGCTCGGCGGCACGTAGTCGGCCGCGATCTGGTCGGGCCGCTGGGCGCAGGCCGACAGGACAAGGGCCATGGCGATCGCGGCCGGGGCGGGGCGGTGCAGTCCGTTCATCGTTCGGGTTCCTTTCGTTGGCAGTGGAGGTGAGATATCGATCGCGGCGTCAGCCGCCGCCGAGGATGAGAGTGCAGGCCTCGGGCCCGCGGGCCTCGCACTGGGCGGCCCGGAAGGTCGTCTCCCGCAGAGTGGCGAGGCCGAGCGCTAGCAGCGTGACGACAAGCGCGGCGGCGGCGGCGATTTCGACGGCTCGGGCGATGGGTGGTGCGGCCATGGGAGCGGTCTCCTGCTGATCACGGCGCTGCGCCTCCCCTCCCCCGGAGAGGCGCAGAACGGCGATCAGGAATTCCAGCGGTTGATCTCGCTGATGGTGCAGCCGCCCGTGCACCGGGGATCGTCGGCGCTGTAGAACCCGGCGTTGAACGCGACCCGCTGCTTGGGCGTCAGGTTGCGGGTCGCCGCCGCCGACTTCGAGCCGAGCAGCAGGTTGTGCGCATCGTTCAGCCGCCGCGCCGCCTGGTTCTTGAGGGCGGTCAGCTGCTTGGTGCGCGCCGACTGCGCCGGCGTGGGCGGGCCGTAGGGCAGGCTGTCGAGATGGCGCTGCAGGTTGATCGACGCGCGGCCGTGCGCTGCGCGGGCGGCGTCGTAACGCTCGGTCAGGGCGCGCTCCGTCGCGAAGTTGTCGGACTGCGCGAACTCGTTCGCAGCCCATCCGGGCAGGCCGTTGCACGTCCCGGACGAGACGCAGGCCGCAGCGGGCAAGGCGAAGCTGATCGCCGCGACGAGCGCGGCGGCGGTGATGCGTAGCATGTCGGTTTCTCCTGTAGGGGGTCACCCCTCGGGAGAGGATTGTCGCACATAGCGACAGATCGCGCAAGCCTTTTGTCGCGAATAGCGACAGCGCGGATTAACTGCGTAACTTCTGCCGCCGCGCCGCTTCGCGACGCGGCCGGCTATGCATCCCATGGTTGTCAAATCGTATAGGGGTGGAGCGAATGTCCAAGCTAAGCGAACTGGTCGCCCTCGCGCGTCGGCTGAGCCCTGATGACCTTGAAGCGCTGGTCGTCGCCGCGCGTCAGATTACTTCCGGGAGGTCAACCTCGCCACTCCGAGAATCTGGTCAAGATCCTCGGCCGAAGCAGAGCGAGCAATAGCGACGAGCTCCGCCAAGCGGTTTGCCTGGTCTGCATCCTCAATGAACAGGTCGGACTCCGAGACGCCTAGCGCGTTGGCGACCGCCTTGAGCCGGCGCGAGTTGATCGCTTTCGCGCCGCTTTCCATCTCGGCCAGATAGCTCCGGGATACACCGGCCTTGTGTGCCAAGGCCTGTTGGCTCAGCCCCTGTGCCTCTCGGAACTCTCTTATGCGCACACCCATCAACCAAGTTTCTATCGCACCGCCTCGAACCGCGTTGTCGAAAATGGCGACAATCCGTCTTGACGGATGCCGTCGCTATGTGCGACACAACCCGCATGCCGATGACCCTCAAGCAATGGATCGATGCCGAGATGCCTTCCGCGTCGAAGGCGGATGTGGCCGAGAGGATTGGCATCTCGCGACGGTACCTTCTGGAGATACTGGACGGGACCAAGCAGCCGGGTCGCGAGACGATTAGGAAGATCGACGCGGCCACAGCTGGCCGTGTTCCGGCGTCGGTATGGTTCTCGTCGCAGGGAGCCGCCGCGTGACCGCGCTCCGCCGTCCCCTGAAGTGGCGCGGGCGGCCCCACCCGTCCGCCCGCGCCTGCCCGACCCAATCACAAGAAGCACCGTGTGCACCAGCTACTCAGTTCAGGGCCCGAGCAAATGCATTGAAGCATGGGGGTCACTGGAATGTCTTACAGAACTTCTTCCGAAGAAATTGCCTTGAGAATCATGTGGTCGTCGTTCCTGGAGGAGAACTTCCGCTCGACCGGCCAGATCATGGATACCTTCGGCTGCGACTACGGCACCGCGGTGCACTGGCTGAACCGGTCCACCCTGCCGCGCATGCCGTACCTGGTGGGCGTCCTGCGGGATCGGCGGCTGGCGCCGCCCCTGCGGTCGAAGCTCCTGCTCGCGGCGTAAGCGGCCGCGCCCCCCAGGGCGCGCGCCATGCGGAAAATCTTCCCGAGAACATTCCGGAACTCCGTCCGTGACTTTGCCCCCTTCCTCCACCCCCCACGCGTTTTCCGGGTCGCTTCGTCGCTGTGGCGGCCTCCCGGGGGGCACCTCCGCCCCGGCTCCGGCCGGGGCGGCCTTTTCGGGTGCGGGCGCGGCCGGCGTGGTCGTCGTGGGCACCTCGAGCTCGGGGGGCAAGCCATGAGCCGCCGCGATGTCCAGGGCCCCTACGGCTACCTGAGCGGGAGCGACATGGACCTGCTCGACCGGCTGTCGAAGATCGCCGGGACGGACCGCGACGCGCTCGCCGGCGTCCTCATCGAATCTTCGCTCCGCGCGCTGCGCGGGGCCCAGCAGGCCCTCGACGGGTCGAGCGTCGTCGCAACGTGCGGGCGCGCCAAGCGCAAGGCCACCGCCCGGGCCGGAGGCGGCAGCTGATGGCCTACACCTACGCCGACACTGCGGTGATTAACCTGCTGGCCGCGCTCGCCATGCCGGAGATCGGCGACCACGCGACGCGCGAGCCGTTGGTCGAGATGCTCCGGCACGTCACGCCCCGGGCCCGCCGGGTGCCGGACATGCTGCCGCTCGTGGCTGCGGCCGAGGCCGTGGTCGAGGCGTGGGACGCGCCGGGCTGGGCGACCTGGCCGCGGGCGTTGATGGAGGCGGGCCTCAACGTCAAGACGGTCCTGGTCGCGCGCGCGGCGCTCGCGCTCACCGCGATCGAGAAGGGCAGGGCGTGACGCCGCGCCTGCCCTGCGCCATTTCCCCGCGCCCCCGCGGCGCGGGGGTCGTCTCTTCCCCGATGGGCGGCCGGGCCGGGCGGGCAGCACCCACCCCCCCCCTTGCACCCCCTCGTCCGTCCCGGCCGTCCTTCCGGGAAGAGATCGCGCACCTGCCGCTCGAGGAGCAGGTCGAGCACCTGGTCTTCGCGCTCGAGCAGATCACGACGCTGCCGGCGGCGGTGTCGCGGCTTCTCCTCGAGCGCGGGATCAGCCTGAGGCCGCAGGAGGGCGCGATCCTGTTCGCGCTGCACCGGCGGATGCCGTCCCCGATCAGCTACGACGGCCTCATCGCGGTCGTCAGCTGGCGCCGGGTGCCGGACTCGTGGGCGCAGCAGAAGATGGTCAACGTGATCGTCTGCCGCCTCAACGCCAAGCTCGCCGAGAAGCGCATGGGCTTCCGGATCCGGAACGTGCGGGGCTTCGGCTATTTCATGGAGCAGGTGCGGGAATGACCGAGATCAGCCTTCGCCTGGACCTGTCGCAGCCGTTCACCCGCGTGGCGCTCCGTGCGCTGCTCGATGCCTACGAGAGCAGCGGCGAGGCGCCCGCACCGATGCCCGTGTGCGCGGAGGTCCCCGCTTCCTCCTCCCCGGCAGAGCAGCCGGCGGCGGGGTCACCGTCGGCGCCGGCCGGGGAGGAGCGATCGCCGTCGCCTGCCTCTCCGGCCGGCACTTGCGAGGATGCAGGCCTGGCCGAACTCGAGCCAGAGCCGGACTGGCCCGCCCTCGTCGCCCAGGTGGTGGACTGCGGCGCGCGGGTGCGGGACGTGGCCCGCGCGGCCGGGATCAAGCCGCAGCGGCTCCAGGGCAAGGTGATGGCGCATCGCCGGGCCATGGGCGCGTTCGCGCCGCATCGCGCGCCGGAGCCGGACGTGGCGGAATCGGCCGACGCGCCGGAACCCGCGGTCGATCCGGAGCCGGTGCAGATCGAGGCGTGGTCTGAGCAGGCGCTTGCCCCTTATCTCATTGGGGACGGCGCGGCGGAGCCTGAAGCCGCACCCCCTGTCGAGCCTGTGCTCGACACCCCTGCTCCCGCCGCCGTGCAGGACGCCGTAGAGCCGAAGGCAGGGTTCTGGACGCCGGAGCGCGACTACGAGCTGGCGCGGTCGATCATCGAGAGCGGCCTGCCGCTCGCCTGCAACCGGCTCTCGATCACCCGGGAGTTCGCGCTCGAGCGCTGGAACGAGCTGCTCCCGGAGAAGGGCCTGAACCAGCAGCGCCAGCTGCTCATCCGCCTCAAGACGCGGGCGGCCGACGCCGCCTCCGTCGCGGCCTGAGCGGGAGCCCCGCCGGTGTCCGTGTCCGCTGCCCCGCGCCGCCGTGGCCGCCCGCGCAAGGGCGAGGAGCCGCCCCCCGGCGAGACGATCGACGCCCGCAAGGCGCGCCAGCGCATCGCGCAGATCGAGCGCGTCCGGGACCGCCGGCGGTTCAAGACCGCCCCGGTGCCGTCCGGTCTGGCAGCCGCGGTCGCCTCGCCGGAGTCGACGGGGACGATCTTCCCGACGCGAGTGTTCGATCCGCTGCCGACCGAGACGGTGCTCAAGGACGGCGCGTCGAACTCGAAGATCGGCGGCGACGTCCTGGTCGGCTGGCTGCGCGGCGCGCACATCGTGACGCTCACCCTCGAGGAGCGCGCGACGTGCCCCCGGGCCTGCAGCATGTGGCGCACCTGCTACGGCAACGCCATGCAGTTCTCGCGGCGCTGGCGGCACGGGCCTGACCTCGAGGCTCGGATCGAGGCCGAGGTCGCCGATCTGTGTGCCCGCCACCGCCGCGTGCTTGTCCGGCTTCACGTCCTCGGCGACTTCTACAGCGTCGACTACGTCCGGTTCTGGGCCTCGCTCGTCCAGCGGCACCGGGGCCTCTACGTCTTCGGGTTCACCGCCTGGGGTCCCAATACCGAGATCGGCGCGGCCATCGCCTGCGAGCGTGACCAGCTTCTGCCGTCCCGCCGGTTCAATGTCCGGCACTCCGGTCGCACCGGCAGGTGGGGCGCTTTCACCATCGATTTCCCGACCGAGCGCAAGACCATCGGCGACGCCATAGTCTGCCCCGAGCAGCTGAGCGCCATGGCCGGTCGGGACGACGCCCGGCACTGCGGTTCCTGCGGGGTCTGCTGGTCGACCGACCGTCCCATCGTCTTCGTGGAGCACTGAGCATGCTGGCATTCCTCGCGGGCTTCTTCGTCGGCGGCCTCGGGGTCGCAACCACCGTTTGGATGTGCCTCCCGTGCTTGCGCCCGGATTCGAGCGCCGCGGGCTACAGCCACGAGGCGGGCGAATCCGTCGCCATGCCGATCCGCCGCGAGCCGGCGCGCCCCCATCTGCGCCTCGTCTCGGAGCGCTGAGCAGATGCAGCGGTCGGAGTGTCTCGTCACCGCCGAAGGTGCGGTCACCCGTGATCGCGCAGCGACCCATGGCCGCGCGGAGGACAGCTTCGGCGCGATAGCCGCGCTCTGGTCGGCCGACCTCGGCATCCCGATCACGGCGATCGACGTCGCGCGACTGATGGTGCTGTTCAAGGTCGCCCGTGCCCGGGGAAACCCGGGGCACGCCGACAGCTGGGTGGACATCGCCGGCTACGCCGCCATCGGCTGCGAACTCGGCAGCGAGCCTGCGCGATGACCGGCGAGGCCGAAATGACGCCGGAGGAGATCGAGGCGAACCGCACGGCCATGGCGGGCCTCGAGCTCACGCGTGCGCTGCGCGAGGATGACTGGGAGGGCGCGTCCGCGGTCTGGGAGCAGATCCTGACGCGGGCCGACCGGCAGGCGCTGCTGGGCTACGCGATCCGCATCGCCGCGGCCGACGATGCCATCGTGCTCATGGACGCCGCGCTCGCCGATCTCGCGGCAATGCCCGCGCCGGCGCTCGGGCGCGTCGGCTGGGATGCGCGCCAGTGGGCGGAGTGGGCAAGCCCGCACGTCCGCAAGCACGTGCTACTCGCCTGCTTCCTCGCCCTATCGGCGAAGGACCGGGCCGACTTCCTTGCCGCGGCGCAGCGCCGGGTACTGCAGGGCGCGACGCGATGAACTGGGACAAGGCCTTGAACGAAGACGAGATCGCCGCGGCGCGCGACTACTCCGGCGAGGGCCCGCCGCCTGACGAGGAATCGGGCGTCCGGGAGACCCTGCGCAAGGCAGGTGCGCTGCCGCTCAACGATTTCGGGAACGGCCAGCGGGTGGTGATCTACCACGGCGACGACCTGATGTTCGTGCCGCGCATGGGGTGGTTCGCCTGGGACGGCCACCGCTGGGCGCAGGACTTCGACGGCATGGCCGTGCGCCGCCGCGCGCACCGCATCAGCCACTTCATCAAGCGCGAAGCCTTCGAACTCGGATACGATCCGGAAGAGGCCGGCATCGTCCAGGCAGCGGAGGAGAGCCGCACCTTCCTCAACCGGCTGCGGGTCAAGAAGGACCCTACCGAGGACGACAAGGTCGAGCTGCGCCGGCTGATCGAGCTTCACGATGCCGCGGCCGACATCCGCAAGCGCCTGGCCGACAAGCGGGCGAAGCACCTGCGGCACGCGAAGAGCGCGGGCAATACCGGTCCGATCACCAACATGCTCAAGGAAGCCGAGCCTTATCGCGAGCGCACCCTCGCGGACCTCAACCGCGCGCCCATGGTGATCAACACGGCCGAGGTGACGCTCGAGCTGGTCGAGGCGACCGCCGAGGACGATCTCGACGCATGGTCGGCCGAGGAGGGGCCCCGGCGGGTCTACGCGGTCACGACGCGTGAGCAGGTTCGCGAGGACCTCATCACCAAGTCCATGCCGGTGGTGTACGATCCTGCCGCCACCTGTCCGACCTTCGACCGCTTCCTCGCCGACATCCAGCCGGACCCGGCCATGCGGGCGTTCCTGCAGCGGTGGTTCGGCTACACGCTCACGGGGCTCACGTCCGAGCAGAAGCTGGTGTTCTTCCACGGCACGGGCCGGAACGGGAAGTCCACCCTGGTCGATCTCATCGCCCGCATGATGGGCGAGTACGCGACAAGCCTGCCGATCGAGACGCTGACCGGCACGGAACAGCGCAAGGGCTCGGATGCCACCCCGGACCTCGTGCGCGTGCCCGGCGCGCGCATGGTGCGCGCCTCGGAGCCGGAGGAGGGCCTGCGCTTCAAGGAAGCGATCATCAAGCTCCTGACCGGCGGCGAGCCCATCCTGATCCGCAAGATGCGGGAGGAGTTCGTCGAGATCGAGCCGGTGTTCAAGCTGACGATCTCGGGCAACCACAAGCCGAACGTGCGGGGCACCGATGACGGGATCTGGCGGCGCATTCTCCTCGTGCCGTTCGATCAGCAGATCCCGAAGGACGCGGTCGATCCGCTCCTGCCCCAGAAGCTCTGGGAGGAGCGGTCGGGCGTGCTGAACTGGCTCCTCGCTGGGACGCTCGACTTCCTCGCCGGGGGCCTGCGAGAGCCCGAAGGCGTGCTGCAGGCCACGGAGCAGTTTCGCGACGATTCCGACCCGGTCCGCACGTTCCTGCTCGATGCCTGCAAGATCACCGGCGACGCGGCCGACTTCGTGCTCTCGCGCGACCTGGTCGAGGCGTTCCAGGTCTACCAGCGCGACCAGGGCGGACAGCCGTGGGGCAACCGCTCGATCCAGCTGCGCCTTTCCGAGAAGGCCAACGTGTTCCGCGTCGACGGCGCGACCTTCACGCCGCGGAAGTCGGCCACGGCGAACGGCTACGGTGGCCTGCGCCTCACCGATGCCATGGCGGCCCGGCTTTCGGAGTGGCGAGGCCGTGAGGGGCAGGGCGGCAAGCGTGGCGGCGATCCCGCGCCCCTGCCGCCTGATGCGAGGGACCTGGTGTGATGGCTGTGCGCACCGTTGCCCTCGCCGCCGCGGCCGTGTTCATCGCCGCCAGTCATGCCGCCGCCACGTGCCACACGGCTCTCAGTCTCGGCATCGACGTGTCGGATTCGATTGACGCCGACGAGCACAAGGCCCAGCGCGAGGGCACGGCGAGGGCACTTCTGCACGACGCGGTCTGGCAGCGACTCATCGGCGCGCGGGTCCACGTCTACGAGTGGTCGAGCCGGGATCCGGTCGTGATCGTGCCGTGGACCAAGGTGCGGTCGCTGGCCGATGTCGAGGCCATCGCCGCGGCCGTACTTGCCGCCCCGCGTCCGCCTCGAGGCGGTCACACCGCGCTCGGCGCCGCCATAGCCTTCGGTGCGGCCGAGCTCGCCCAGCACACCGACTGCACGCGCCGCGTGCTCGACATCTCCGGCGACGGGCCCGACAACTCGGGCCGCCGCGAGCTTCGCCCCGAGGCGATCACGATTCCCGACGACATCACGGTCAACGCGATCTCGGTAGGTGGCGCATACGAGCCCTATTTCCGCGAGACCGTCTCCCGCGGTCCGCTCGCCTTCGTCGTCGTCGCCCGAGACTGGCAGGACTACGCCCGCACGCTGGTTCGCAAGCTGCTAATGGAGCTTTCCTGATGCTGCTCGACCTGACCCCCGCCGAATCACGCGCCCTGACGGCGCTCGCTGCCGTCTCCCACCCGCTTCCCGTCACCCGCCGCGTGATCCAGTCCCAGGTCTGCGTCCGCCTTGCCCAGCACGGTCTGGTCCGCGGCAAGCCCGGTCCCATCGTCCACCGCCGCCAGACGACGCTGTGGGAGATCACCGAAGAGGGCCTGGCGCATGTGAGGGGGGCAAACCCATGACCTCCATGAGGGACAGGGTGCTCGACGCGGGGGACGCTGCGGCGATCCGCCGGGCATGGATGCTGCACTCCGGCGAGTGGCGACGACGGCAGAGCAAGGGCCGGCTGCAGGTGCCGCCGCCTGATTCCGAAGGCCGGCCGGACGATCCCATCCTGTTCGAGGCGCGTGCCGACACGATCGATGGCGCGCCGGTCACGCGGATCATGGGCAGCTGGCGCGGCACGAGCGTGCTCGTCGACACCTGGGCGGGGAGGGTCTGGTTCTGATGAGGACGTTCGCCCAGCGCGCCGAGGTCGAGCGCGCGCGCGCGGAGGCCGCTGAAGAGCGGGAGGTTGCGGACGTGATGCACGGTCTCGCCCAGGAGGCTGAGCAGCGCACCTGGCAGCTCCGGGCTCTCGTGGATCGGATCGAGGAGGACCGGCGAGACCTGCGCGAGACCGTCGCCGAGATCGAGCGGGTTCTGATGATGGCCGGGGTAGTGTGCGTCATACTCGCGGGCCTGTTGCTCTGGCGGATGCCGTGACGACGCGCGCGCCGCCCTCTGCCAAGATCGACCGGCTGCTGCACTGGATGCCGATCGTGGTGCGAGCCGAGGGCCTGAGCGCATGGGAGCGGGTGTTCTGCGCCTCGATCGTCGCGAGGTCCCGAGCCGGTCCGTGGCGGCCATCTGCCCGCCAGATCGCGGTGATGCGCCGCATCGTGAGCACGTTTCAGGCCCGCACCCTGCGGGCCGATCCCGTCGTCGCGGCTCCGTCCGACGATCCCTCACACACCCCGTAGCCTGTTTCAGTGGAGCGAGTGGAGCGAGAATGGAGCGAAAATGGAGCGAAAATCGGGGTCCGGGGCCGAATACGCCAATGAAATCAAGGGGCAATGGAGCGAGTGGAGCGAGTGGAGCGAAATTCCCGGTTGACGTACGCGCGCGCGCGCGAAGTAGGGGGGTTACCCCTCTTCATGTTTCTTGTGCGTCATAGGGGAATTATCCTCCACTCACTCCACTAACATCGAAAAGTAACAAGAAAGCGAAGATTTGGCAGTGGGTTAGCCGGGTTGTAAACGAGATCTCCAGACAGATTTCGCTCCATTCTCGCTCCATTCTCGCTCCACTCGCTCCATCCATCCTCCATCGAAGGCAGAGCAGGAAACATGATCTCGTCGGGACAGGCAGTGCAGGCACAAGATGTTGAGAGGCTGGGGCGGCACGCCCGGGCAAGGATCGCCGTCGAGGGCTGGCTGGTCGAGGTGCAGAAGGCAAAGGCCCGCGCGAGCCAGGGCATCGGGCAGGGCGAGGGGGCGCGGTCGCCTGCCGGTCCGGCCCAGCGGCCAGTCGCCCTCGAGGAGATCAGCGAGGAACAGGCGGGCGAGACGGTGGCGCGGGTCACGCCCCTCGGCTACCGCACGGCAGTGAGACTGCCCAAGGCGATCCGCTCCCTCTCGGTGAAGGACGGCCGGCGCTGGGCGGCTCAGCGCTATGCCCACGTGCACGAGCTGATCGGAGCCGTTCCGGTCTCGGGCATGGAACCCGGCGGTGGCTCGCTGCGGGTGTCGGATGGTGGCGCGGTGTTCCGCGTCGGCCTGGTCGAGGAGCTGCGCGGGTTCCAGTTCGCGATCGGGACGGAAGCGTGCCTCGTCCCGCGCTCCCGGCGGGGGCGACGGCGGCAGATCACGGTGCGCGTCCTGGTCGACATGGTCTGCCTCTCGGGCCTCGAGATCCGCGACGTGCTCAAGGCGCACGGCTGGGGGAGGCAAGCGCGCTACGTCGCCCACCTGACCGACGGGCTGCTCGATGCACTCGACCGGATGGCGGTCATCGAGCACTGGGATCAGAGGCGTCAGAAAGGGGGTTGACAGTTTGCCCCGTTTCGTGGCTCACATTGCCACACTCAGAAGTTGCGCCCGGACCGCTCCAACGGCCCGGGCGCAGTGCTTTCGGGGGTCCAGGCATGCCGATCGAAAGCCGCGGGTCCTTCCCGGCGGCTTTAGCGTATGCGGGGATGCTACGCGCGTGTGTTTAATTCACCTAAACGGTTGAGCCAGCCTAAAGCCGGGCGGCTCGGGCCGGTGGAGATCTTGATCAGCTGCCCATGAAGATGCTGAAAGCCTCGGAGCTCGCGGAGGCGCTCGAGCTCACACCGGGACGCATCAGCCAGCTGGTCAGCGAGGGGAAGCTCGATGGGGCGTTCTCCGGCGCGGGTCGCGACCGTCGGTTCGACCTGATCAAGTCGGCCGAGCTGCTGGGGCGACGCCTCGACATCGGCCAGCGTCTCGGAAACGGCGCCCGAAGCGAGCGGGCGCGCCAGGAGATCCTCGCAGCTGGTGCGGGCGGCGCCCAGCCGCCCTCGGACATGACCCCGGCGGCGGCGTCCGGAGCTTCGGCGGCCGCGCCGACTTCGCTCAGCGACTACGAGCGGGCGCGGACGGAGAAGGCGCAGGAGGAGGCCCGCCGGATGCGGCGCCTCAACGCCGAGGCCGAGGGTATGTTCGTCCTCGCCGACGAAGTGGCCCGCCAGGTGCGGCGGCAGATCGGCCAGGAGGTCTCGGAGGTGGCGACCTACATCCGCGACACGTCCCGCGTCCTGGCCGACCGGTTCGACGTCGACGCCCGCGCGGTGCGGCAGGTGATGCTCGACCAGTGGCGTGCGCACCGGGGGGTGCGCGCGGATCTGGCGCAGGCGGCCGGCGCCGCGGCGACGATGAGCCAGGCCGAGAGCGCGGCCGACATCTGATGGGGTTCCTGTCGTCGGCCGAGGCGGTGGTGGCCTACGCCATCGCCGAGGGGATGCGCCCGCCGCCTCCGCCGGACATCACGCGCTGGTGCGTCGAGAACGTGGTCTTCGACGACCGCTCGCCCATGCCGGGGCCGTTCAACATCGAGCGGTTCCCGTTCCTGCGGGAGATCCATGAGGTCCTCTCTCCCGAACACCCGTCCCGGGAGGTGACGGTCAAGGGATCGGCCCAGTGGGGCAAGACGGTCTCGGTGATCAACCCGACGCTCGGGGCGTGGTTCTCCTACGCGCCGCTCGATGCACTGGTGGTGCATCCGACGATGCAGTCCGCGCTCGAGTGGGTCGACAACAAGTGGATGCCCATGCGCCGGCAGGCGCCGGAGCTGCTCGGGCTCTTCGGCGACGGGCGCGGCGAGAACCGGGACACGCGCCTCAACCAGGAGACGCTGGCGCGGAACGGCTCGCTCAAGGTCGCTTCGGCGGGATCGCCGTCCGACCTCACCGGCACCACCCGGCGCCTGGTGGTGATGGACGATCTCGCCAAGTTCGAGATGACAGACAAGGGCGACCCGGAGGCGCTCGCCGAATCCCGCGCCTCCGGCTTCGAGGATGCGAAGATCCTGCGGGTCTCCACCCCCCTGATCAAGGGGACCTGCCGGGTCAGCCGGGCCTATGCCCGCAGCGACCAGAGGCTCTACCTGGTGCCCTGCCCCAGCTGCGGGCACGAGGCGCCGCTGACCTGGGAGAACTTCAAGCGCTCGATCGACCCCGAGCGCCTCCACGCGGCCCACTTCACCTGCGAGGCCTGCGGCGCGGCGATCCGGCACGGCGACAAGGAGCGCATGGTCAAGGCCGGGCGCTGGGTGCCGCAGAACCCGCGCGGGGATCATCCAGGGTTCTTCCTGTGGCGCGCCTACGCCCCGCAGCGCGACTGGGCCTCGATCGCCGTCGACTACGCTCGCATGATGGGCTGGACCACGGCGAGCCTCAGCGGGGACAGCGAGGCGCGGCTGAGCCAGTCGGTCGAGGCGGAGACCGAGCAGACGTTCTTCAACGACGTCCTCGGCCTCGAGTACGAGCAGGCCTCGGGCGGCATGGACTGGACGCGGCTGCGCGACCGCGTCGAGCACGACGAGAGCGGGGTCTACCTGCCGCCTGAAATCCTGCCGGCCCGGGGCGTCATGCTGACGGCTGGAGTGGACTGCCAGGGCGACCGCCTCGAGGTGGTGCTGACGGCCTGGGGCCGCAACCGGCAGAGCTGGGTGGTCGACCACGTCGTCATCCCGCACTTCATCGGGGACGAGTCGAGCTGGCCGCACCTCGACGCGCTGCTCCGGGCGGAGTGGAAGACCGAGCTTCGGTTGCCGGTGAAGATCGACGCCCTCGGAATCGACGGGTCGGCCTACACCGACGCGGTGTGGTCCTGGGCGATGCGGCATCCGCGCGACCGGGTGATCGTCCTGAAGGGCTCGTCGTCCCAGAACGGCGCCGTCCTGACGCCGATGACCGAGCGTCGACGGGACGGCAAGGTGAAGAAGCGAGGCCGCCGGCAGGGCTACATCGTCAACGTGAGCCAGCTCAAGGCGGACTTCTACGGCCGGCTGGCCGTCGAGGATCCCGGGGCGAGGGGCTTCGTGGCCTTCCCGAAGGGGATGCCGGACGAGTTCTACCGCCAGGTGACGGCTGAGGTCCGGGTGCTGAAGCGCCAGGTCTCCGGCATCATCACGAGCCAGTGGCACCTGGTCGAGCCGACGCGCCGCAACGAGGTGCTCGACGGCTACCTCTACGCCGAGGCTGCAGCCCGGAGGAAGGGCTGGACCTCGTGGACCGACGGCCAGTGGGATGCACTCGAGGCGGTGCGCGGCGTCGCACCTGTCGACGAGCAACCGGAACTGTTCGACGCCCCGCTCATCGCAGCGCCGGCTGCCGAGGCCACCCCGAAACCCGAGCCTGCCCGCAGGCCTCGCCCATCAGAGCTGATGCCATGACGGATCTCGTGACCCTGCAGGCCCGGCTCGCCGAGGCCGAGACGGCGCTGCACCAGGTGGTGACCCAGCAACGGGCGGTCAGCGTCGAGTACGATGGCCGAAAGGTCAGCTACTCCATGGCCAACGTCGGCAACCTGCGCGCCTATGTGGCCGAGCTTCGCGACCAGGTGGCGCGCCTCACGGGCACCCGCCGGCGGCGCGCCTTCCGGGTGACCTTCGGTGGCTGAGAAGCCCCGCATCCGCGGACCGTACGCGGTCGCGACGCCTGTGCAGCCCCGGGCGATCGTGCCGGTCACCCCGTACCGGGGCGCGGACCGTTGGTCGACCGAGACCATGGTCAACTGGCAGACGTCGCTCCGGAGCGCCGACTCGGAGATACTGCTCGACCGTGACACGCTCGTCGCGAGGGCCCGCGACCTCGCCCGGAACAACGGGTGGGTCGCCGGCGCGGTCGACACCGAGGTCGACGCGGTCATCGGCTCGCACTTCCGCCCGCTCGCCAAGCCGAACTGGCGCCGCCTCGGCCTGGACGAGGCCTGGGCGCAGGAGTGGAAGACCGCCGTCGAGGCGCTCTGGTCGGGCGACGCCGAGGATGCGCGGTTCTACCAGGACGCGGCCCGCCAGCTCTCGATCAGCGAGCTCTTCGGCCTCGCCTACCGCAACTACCTGCTCGAGGGGGACGCGGTCGGGATCGTCCAGTGGCACGGCGACCGGCCGGTGCGGACCGTTCTCCGCGTGGTCGACCCGGACCTGCTCAGCAACCCGTTCGGCCGGGCGGACGACTGGCAGATGCGCGGCGGCGTCGAGATCGACGCGAACGGCGCGGCGATCGCCTACCACTTCCGGCAGGGGCACCCGGGCGATGCGTTCACGCGGCCCGACGCCCTGCGATGGGTCCGCGTCCGGCGCGAGCAGGCCTGGGGCCGGCCCGTCGTGCTCCACCACTTCGACAAGATGCGGGATGGCCAGACCCGCGGTGTCTCGCGCCTGGCGCCGATCATCGAGAAGCTCCGGATGGAGGACCATTACGGGCGGGTGGAGCTGCAGGCCGCGGTGATCAACGCGGTGCTCGCGGCCTTCATCAAGTCGCCGATGGACCCCGAAGCCATCAGCGACATGCTCACCGAGGACACGACCGGCTGGAACGCCTACAACACCGACCGCGCGGAGTACCACAGCGAGCGCGGCGAGATCCGCATGGCGGGTGCGAAGATCCCGCACCTCTACCCGGGCGAGGACATCGGCACCGTCCCGAGCGCGCGGCCAGCGGCGCAGTTCGGCGACTTCGAGGCGGCGGTCCTGCGCCACATCGCGGCCGGCATGCGCCAGAGCTACGAGCAGCTCTCGAAGGACTGGTCCCAGACCAACTACTCCTCGGCCCGTGCGGCCCTGATCGAGGTCTGGCGCGGCTGGCACGCCAACCGCGGCGCATTCGGGCAAGGGTTCTGCCAGCCCTACTTCATGGCCTGGCTCGAGGAGAAGTGGGACGAGGGTCTGCTGCCCCGGCCGGCCAACGCGCCGGACTTCCACGAGAACTGGGGCTCCTATGCGCGGACGAAGTGGGTCGGCCCCGGCAAGGGCTTCGTCGATCCGGTGAAGGAGGTGCAGGCCTCGGCCCTGCGCGTCGCGCTCGGGCTCTCGACGCTGGAGGACGAGGCGGCCGAGCTCAGCGGCACCGACCTCGATCAGAACCTCGCCCAGATCCGGCGCGAGATTGCGCGCATGCCCGAAGGGACGCTGCACCCGATGCAGGAGAGCTTCGCGAAACTGCTCGGCCCGGGCCCGGTCCAGGGCGAGCGGGAGCGTGCACGAGAGGAGCTTGGCTGATGAGGCATGCCCAGATCGCGCAGAGGGCGTTCAACACGCCGCTCCTCGTCGAGCCGCGCAAGGCGGCGGCCTTCCTGCGCGGGCTCGGGCCCCGCATCCTCGGCAGCGCGGTGCGGCCGGTCGCCTTCGTCGACGACGAAGACGTCCCCGCCGCGGCCCAGCCGTTCGCCACCCTGCTCGGAGACGACCTCACCGACTCGATCCGCCGCGGCGATCGCCGGGGATATGCCCTGGTCGAGGGTGTCGCGGTCATTCCCGTCTCCGGCGTGCTGGTGCACCGCGGCGCCTGGCTCGGCGAGTCGAGCGGCGAGACGAGCTACGAGGGCCTGCGCGCGCAGATCGACGCGGCGGTGGCGGACCCGATGGTGCGGGCCATCGCCCTCGAGATCGACAGCTTCGGCGGCGAGGTCGCCGGGTGCTTCGACCTGGCCGACCACATCGCCGCCGTCGGCCGCGTGAAGCCGGTCCGTGCCTTCGTGGCCGAGCACGCCTACTCGGCCGCCTACGCGCTGGCGAGCCAGGCCGAGCACGTCACGGTCCCGCGCTCGGGCGGTGTCGGCTCGATCGGCGTCGTGTGCATGCACGTCGACGTCAGCGAGGCCCTCAAGGACGAGGGCATCGCGGTCACGCTGGTCCATGCGGGCGCCCACAAGATCGACGGCAACCAGTTCCAGCCGCTGCCGGAAGCGGTGCGCGAGGAGATGCAGGCCGAGATGGAGGCGCTGCGGGACATCTTCGTGGCGACCGTCGCGCAGGGGCGCGGCAGCCGGCTCACTGCACGGGCGGCAGCGGCCACCGAGGCCCGCTGCCTGCGAGCCGACGCCGCTGTTGCGGCGGGTCTCGCCGACGCGGTGGCCGAGCCGCGGGCGGCGTTCGCGAGCTGGATCGAGCAGCTGAAGGAGAGCGCCGCCGAGGCGCGTAGCAGAGGAGGGCCGATCATGGCCAAAGCGACGCAGGCGGCCCGTAGCGCGGGCCGGATCACGGCCCAGGCGGCCGAGGAAGACGAGGAGCGGATGGACGAGTCCGCCGCCGAGGCGGCCGAGGACGGTCCGGCCGAGGACGACGAGGACATGGAGGCCGCCGCGTCCGGAGAGGGCGACGAGGACGAGCAGGACGAGACGCCGGCCGCCGCCGCCGCCGAGCGCCGCCGGATCGCGGCCATCCTCGACGCGCCCGAAGCCCAGGGCCGAGAGACGCTCGCCCGCCACCTCGCGCTGCGGACGTCGATGACGCCCGGCGCGGCGCGCGCGGCGCTCAAGGCGGCTCCGTCCGCCATCGGCGGGCGGCTCGCCGCGGCGATGAGCGCGGCCGAGGATCGGGTCGCGGTGCCGTCGGCAGGCTCGCCGAACGGCGTGGTGAGCGCGGCCGCGCTCATGAAGGAGCGGTTCGCCGCGAAGTAACGGGGTCGGCGCGTTCGCGCCGCCTCGCCCCTCCACCTCCCTGAGAAGGAACCGGACACATGCCTCCTGTCACCGAAGGCGCCTACCAGGGCGACCTGATCCGCTTCGAAGAGGACAACCGCTTTTCGCGGAAGGAGATCACCGTCAAGTCGGGCGCGGATCTCGCGGTCGGCACGGTCCTCGCCGTCTACACGGCCACCGCTGACCTCGGCAAGTACGCGGCGCACGTCAACGGCGGCACGAACGGCCTGCAGACCGCGGTCGCCGTGCTGATCACCGACGCGAAGGCGGCCTCGGCCGACGCGAAGGCCGTCGCGCTGGTGCGCCACGCCAAGGTGAACCGCCACGCGCTGGTCTTCCACTCGTCCGTCGACGACGCGACCAAGCGCGGCGCCGCCGTCACCGCCCTCGCCGCCGCGGGGATCATCGCGGACTGACGCCCCCGCGAGAGGGCGGTCCGCCGCCGCTCGCACCCTCCCCCTGGGCGGCCGGTTGTGGCGCCGCCATCCCACCAGCATAGAAAGGGAATGCGCCATGGCCTCCATGGACATCTTCACCAACTCGGCCTTCCGCACGCGCGAGCTCAGCGAGGCCATCAACGTCATCCCGAACATGTGGGGCCGCATCGGCGAAATCGGCCTGTTCGAGGACAAGGCGATCCGCACGCCGCAGTTCATGGTCGAGGCGCAGAACGGCGTACTGCAGCTCGTGCAGTCGTCCCAGCGCGCCGCTCCGATGCCCGGCATGCGCAACCCGAAGCGGAACGTGCGGCCCTTCGCGACCCGCCGCTTCGCCCAGGAGAGCCGGATCACCTCGGACGAGATCGACGGCATCCGCGCCTTCGGCAGCGAGAGCGAGCTCAAGCAGGTGCAGACCGAGGTGAACGACCGCCTGATCGCGGTCCGGCAGAACCTCGACATCACCCGCGAGTACCTGCGCGCCGGCGCGCTGCGCGGCGTCGTGCTCGATGCCGACGGCTCGACGATCCTCGACCTCTTCACCGAGTACGGGGTGAGCCAGAAGGTCGTCGACTTCACCTTCGGCACCTCCGGTGTGCTTCCGGCCAAGGCGGCGGAGGTCAAGCGCCACATCGAGCTCAACCTGCTCGGTGACGTGATGACCGGCGTGCACGCCCTCTGCAGCCCTGAGTTCTGGGACAAGCTGATGGCGAACGCGGACTTCCGCGACGCCCACAAGTACTACACCTCGACCGTCGAGCCTCTGCGCAACGACGTGCGCCGCGGCATCCCCTTCCTCGGCATCACCTGGGAGGAGTACCTCGGCTCGGCCGACACGCCGAACGAGGACGGCACCTGGACGAACCGGAAGTTCATCCCGGCGGGCGACGCGCGGTTCTTCCCGCTCGGCACCCGGGCAACCTTCCGCCAGTTCAACGCGCCGGCCGACTACCTCGAGACGGTCAACCAGCCGGGCCTGCCCTTCTACGCGAAGACCGCGCCGGACCAGAAGTGGAACCAGTACGTCGACGTGCAGGGGCAGATGAACACGCTGCCGATCTGCATGCGGCCGGCGGTCCTGGTCCGCGGTCACTCGAGCAACTGATCGGCATGAGCCCGGGCCTCACGGCCCGGGCGCACCGGACTCGCACGGGAGAGAGCGATGCCCAGAGTGAAGATCCTCCGGACGGTGGACGTCCCGCAGGACCGCGAGATCGCGACCCGCTACCCGGCTGGCTGGGAGGGCGAAGTGCCTGCCAAGGCAGCCGCAGCGCTCGTCAAGGAAGGCGCGGCCGAGAAGGTCGAGGACAAGGCAGAGGGCTGACACGTGTTCGACCCGTCCGTCCCGATCGAGGCCGTCTTCACTGCCTTCGGCGAGCCCGCCATCGTGCAGGAGACCGTGCCGCGCCCGATCAGGGTCTTCCGCCGCTCTCCGGACGACTTCGCGGTGGTGAACGGCCGCGAGATCATGAGCACGGCGGTCATCCTCGAGGTTCGGGCTGCGGACCTCGGCGCGATCGCCTCGGGCACGCGGATCGTCGTCGCCGGCGAGACGCGGCTCGTTCACGGAGCGCCTGAGTTCCTCGATCCGCTGCGGCAGGTCGCCGTGCTGAATACCATCCCGGACGCGCCCTGATGCGGATCCGGGTCACCCTCGAGGACGACCTCCGGCAGATGCTGGCCGAGGAGTACTCTCTGCTCGAGGTGGCGAGCACGCGGGCCATGCGTCGCGCCGGCGAGGGGCTGAAGACCGAGCTGCGCGGCCAGGTGCGTCAGGCGGGCCTCGGCAACCGGCTCGCGAACACATGGCGTGCCCAGAGCTTTCCGCAGGCTGGTTTCTCCGCCGGCGCTGCGGCGCTCGTGTTCTCGAAGGCGCCGCAGATCGCGCGGGCCTTCGACGAGGGCGCGACCATCCGGTCGAAGGCAGGGTTCTGGCTCGCGATCCCGAGCGATGCCGCCCCGAAGCGCGGGACGGGGGGCAAGCGGCTGAGCCCTTCGAACTTCCCGGAGCACATCTACGGTCGCCTGCGCTTCGTCTACCGCACCAAGGGCCCGAGCATGCTCGTCGTCGACAACCAGCGTGAGCGCCGGGGCAAGCGCACCCGCGGGACGCCGTTCACCCTCTCGAAGAGCAAGCGCGCGCTCAGGACCGGAACCGGCCTCGCCACGGTGCCCATGTTCTTCCTGTTCCCGCAGGTCAAGCTCCGGAAACGGCTCGACGTCGCGCCGGTGGCAGCGCGCTGGCGCGACCGCATCGGCGCCCTGATCGACGCCGAGTTCGGCCGGGCGGAGCGGCTGCTCGCATGACGCCGCACGAGGCGGTCGCGTCGGCTGCGGTCGCCGCGATCGAGAGCCGCTACCTCGCGCCCGAGGATCCGCTCGTCACGCGCGAGATCGACCTGCCCGAGCGGGTGCCGCTGCAGGGCCTCGTCAACCTGCGCTTCGCGGATCCGGTCGAGCTCGGCCGGGCCTTCGGTCTCGGGCGCGAGTGGTCGAGGGCCTGCACGCTCGAGATCGTGGTGCAAGCGAACGAGCCGGCGCTCCGGATCGCGCGGTACGAGGCCATCCTCGGCCGGCTCGGCGCGCTTCATTCCGCGCAGGGCCTCGCCGGGGTCGTCGACTACATCGACCTCGGCGCGCCCTATGAGTCCGAGGTGATCCCGGTCGAGGGTGCCAGCTCGGTGCGGGCCGGGATGGTCGACCTGACCCTCTTCTACATGACGTCCGAGAACCCGATGGAGGCGACCGCATGAGCATCACCGCCCGAGGCGACCAGGCGGCCTTCATGGCCCGCCTGCAGCAGGACTTCGAGACGCCGGCCACGGGAGGGTCGGGCACGTTCCGGCAGCTGCCGTTCTATTCGCTGAACATGGCGCCGACGGAGGACGTCACCGAGGACGACGCGATCGTCGGCGACGCGTTCCCCGGTGCCGCCGTCGCCGGCCTGCGCAACATGACCGGCCAGATCGAGGTCCCGCTCGGGATGCAGTCGATCGGCTGGCACCTGAACGGCTTTCTTGGGGCCCCGGTCACCACCGGCACCGCGCCGAACCGCACCCACGTCTTCAAGATGGCCGCGCTGCCGGTGCCGCTCCTGCACACGACCGCCATCTCGCATCGGGGCATCGACGAGCACTTCCGCCAGCACCCGGTCGCCTACACCGGCATGCAGATCACCGCCCGCAAGAACGGCGACCGGGTCCGGGCCCGCTTCGACCTGCTCGGGTCGGTCGAGGACAAGCTCGGGTCGACCGTCGACGCCTCGCCCGTGCAGTACGCGAACGACCGGGTGCCGGTGGGCTTCCAGGGTGGCGTGTATCAGGACGACACGCTGCTCGCGGGCATCACCGGCTTCGACCTGACCGCCGCGAGCAGCATGTCGCCCGACCAGGAGACGATGAACCTCCTGCCGACGGCCGCGGCCTTCCTCGACGGGAAGTGGAGCGTGACCGGCTCGATCTCGGCGCGCTTCCGGGACACCACCTGGTACGACCTCGCCACGGCCGGCACCGAGATCGACCTCGAGCTGCGCTTCGCGCTCGACGCTAACACGTCGCTCGTGCTGCGGGCGCACAACCTGCGCTTCGAGCGCACGGGTGTGCCGGTGCCGAACGGGGACATCCTGACCAGCTCCTTCAACTTCCGCGCGTCGCGGCCGGACTCGGGCGACACGCCCCTGACGGCCACCCTGAAGAACCAGACCGCCAGCTACGGGAACCCGACCTGATGATCCGTCTCGCGGACCTGCTCGAGGAGCGCACCGTCGCCCTCGGCTACGGGGTTTCGGTGACGCTCGCTCCGGTCGGCTATGCCGACCTCAAGGCGGCCGAGGTGACGGCGATCCGGCGCGCCCGCGACCGGCTGAACCTCGACGACGCGCGCGACCTGGTGGCCGGCGAGGACGTAGAGGCGCGGGAAGGCCGCATCGCAGGTCTCGCCGAGGAGATCATGCTCGACGAGCTCGTGCGCACCCACGTGCGGGGCTGGTCCGGCGTCATGGACGAGGACGGCAAGACGCCGGCGCCGCTCACGCCCGAGACCTGGGCGCGGTTCCGCCGCGGCGTGCCGTTCCTCGCCGACCGGCTGCGGGCGGAGATGCGACTGCCGAGCGAGATGATCGTCGCCGAGGGAAACGGATAGGCGCCCTGGTGCTGTGGCGGTGGCGCGGCGGCGAGGAGCAGTGCGCGGGATGCGCTGCCACGCCGGAGTTCGCGTGCAGCCGCAACGGCGGCCAGGGCGCGTGCCCGCAGGACGAGAACGCGCCGAGAACGGCCGAGGGCGGCCGGTTCTGGGCGGCGTTCCACCATGTCTCCCGGCAGCTGCGAATGGGGTTCGGCGCGATGGGCCTTGGCGGGCCGATCGGGCTCGACTTCCCCGCGTGCGTCGCCGTGCTGGGCGCCCATGGCGTCGAGCCGCGCATCGCGCTGCAGCTGTTGCCCTATGCCGAGGCGGCGCTCATCCGGGCGCTGACCCCCGAGAAGCCCTGATCCGGAAGCCCTGATGCGCAATTACGCGGTCCGCCTCAGCGTCGACGGCGCGGAGGTCGTCGAACGGCAGTTCCAGGAGGTTGGCCAGAAGGGCCAGGCGGCGTTCTCCGGCATCGGGCAGGCCAGCCGTGCGACCGTCCAGCCGCTGAGCGCGTTCCGCGGGCAGATCCAGAACGCCTCGTTCCAGATCGGCGACTTCGCAACGCAGGTCGGCGCGGGCACGTCGGCCACGGTCGCGCTCAGCCAGCAGCTGCCGCAGCTCCTCGGCGGCTTCGGCGTGTTCGGCGCGGTCGCGGGCGCTGCCGCGGCGATCATGCTGCCGCTGGGGTCGGCCTTCCTGTCGGCCGGCGACGAGGCGCTCGACTTCTCGGATGCGACCGAGACGGCGCGTTCGTCTGCCGAGCGGTTCTTCGACCTGCTCCGGGCCCGCCGAGACACCATCGCGGAGCTAACCGAGCAGTTCGGGGGCGCGTCCGCGGCCGCCGAGCGCCTCACGACCGCCCAGATCGCCCTTTCGGCCGAGCTGGCGCAGGCGGATCTGAACAGCGCCATCGGGTCCCTTCGTGAGTTCGCGGAGGTAGGTTTCGAGTTCAACGGTCTCGGCGAGGTCGTCGGCCGCAACATCGGCGACGTGCAGCGCCTGGCGCGGGAGTTCAGCGTCACGCGCGGCGAGGTGCTCGGTCTCGTGGACGAGTTCGACCGGCTCCTCTCCGCCCGTGGCGCAGAAGAGCAGGCCCGCGCGCTGCAGGACGTCGTCGCCGAGATCCAGCGCATGGAGGCGGCGGGCGCGGAGTTCAGTTCGGAGGCTGCGGGGATCGTCCAGGCGCTGCTCGACGCCTCGGCCGCGGCAGAGACGCTCGCCGCGAACACCGATTCCGCCACGGTTTCCGCGCAGCGGGCCGCCGCGGCCTACCGCGAGTTCGCCGACGAGATCGCGCGGGCCGATCGCGAGAGCAAGGCGCGCCTCGAGCAGGCCGTCGAGCCCTTCGCGCGCTTCGAGGACAGCCGGTTCAGCAACCGGCTCACCGATCGGGACCGGGCGGACGTCAATCGTGCGCGTGAGAGGGCCGCGCGGGAGGCGGAACGCAGCGCGCGCGGTCGCGCCGGCGGCGGTGGAGGCCGTGGTGGCCGTTCCGAGGCGGAACGGGAAGCCGAGCGCGAGGCGAAGGCGATCTCGGACGTCGTCGAGGCGCTGCAGAACGAGATCAACCTGATCGGGCAGAGCGATCTGGCGCGCCGGATCGCCAACGAGACCCGCCGGGCGGGCGTCGACGTCTACAGCGAGGCCGGCCAGGAGATCGCCGAGCTCGTGATCCGGGCGGAAAGCCTCAACGACCAGCTGGAACGCACCCGCGAGATCAACGAACTGGCCGCCTCGAGCTTCTCCGAGCTCTTCGCGGGGGCCACGCGCGGCGCGGGCGAGTTCGAGGACGCCCTCGGCAACGTTCTCGGCCGCCTTGGGCAGATGGCGCTCGACAATCTCCTGCTCTCGCTGCTCTCGGGGGTGGGATTCGGGAATTCGGCGCTCGGATCGGCGTTCGGGACGCTCGTGGGCGTCGGTCGGCGCGCCTACGGCGGCCCGGTCCGCGCCGGACAGCCCGTCTGGGTCGGCGACGGCGGCGAGCCGGAGCTCTGGGTGCCCGACACGGCCGGAACGGTGGTGCCAAAAAGCCGCATGGGCGGCGGCCAGATGACCATCGTCAACAACGTGACGGTGCAGGGCGGCGACAACCCCCGCCAGACGGGCGAGGCCGTCGCCGCCGGCATCGCCGCGTCCCTGCCGGCCCTCATCGACATGCGCCTCGCGCACCACGTGCGGCCCGGCGGCATGTTCAACCAGCCCGGGCGCGCCTGATGCCGCTCACCTGGACGCCACCGAAGGCGCCATCGGTCGGGGACTTCTCCCAGTCCGTCCGTGCCGCCGTGAACCGGGTCGAGTTCAGCGACGGCTACGCCCAGCGGTCGCCGGAAGGGGTGAACACGCTCCGTCGCACGGTCCGCCTGACCTTTGCGAACCTCACGACGGGAGAGAAGAACCTGGTCCAAGGCTTCCTCGTCGCGCGGGCCGGCGTCGAGTCCTTCGTCTACCAGCTGCCGGGCGAGACGGCGATGCGCCTCTGGACTGCCTCATCCTGGAGCATCTCGCCGGTGCCTTCGGCCGCGAACCGCTGGAACGTCTCGGCGGAGCTCTTGCAGGAGTTCGACCTTGGCTGAGCCGCTCAACGCAGGGGTGGCGCGCGACCTCGAGGGCTTTGCCGTCGGCGCGACGGTCGAGCTCTTCACCATCGACCTCCGGCCCCTCGGCGGGGGCCTGGAGCGCTTCGCGCCGATGGCGGTCGACGGCGCCGCACCGCGCTTCGGCGGGCTCACCTACCAGGTGCTGCCGTTCGAGAGCGACGGGTTCGAGTGGTCGGGGGTCGGCCCGGTGCCGCAGCCGCGCCTGCGGTTCGGGATCGTGCGGGAGGATGGCGACCAGGCCGCGGCGGCTTCGCTGTTCCTCGGTGCGCTCGAGGCGTTCGACGACATGCTCGGGGCCGAGGTCACGCGGGTCGAGACGTTCCGGAAGCACCTCGACGACGGCGACGACCCGGATCCGCAGAAGCACCTCGGGATCGAGATCTTCCGGGTCAGCCAGAAGAGCCAGCAGTCGCCGACGAGCGTCGAGTTCGTGCTCACCTCGGCGCTGGACCTCGACGGGGTGGAGTTCCCGCGCCGCGCGGCGCTGCCGATCTGCTCGCATCGCTACCGCCGGGGCGCGGGCGCGGGCTCGTTCGACTACACGAACGCCACCTGCCCCTACACGGGCACCGCGCGGTTCGACCGCAAGGGCGATCCGGTGGCCGATGCCCGCCTCGACGTCTGCGGCAAGACGCTCGCCGACTGCAAGCGCCGGTTCGCGACCGTGGGCGGCCCGCGCGCGGTCCTGCCCTTCAAGGGCTTCCCGGCGATCGGGAGGCTGCGGTGAGGCCCGACTGGTGGCGGGAGCCGGTGGTCCCGTTCACGCCGGAGGTGCTGGCCGCCGCGGCGGCGCACGCCTCGGCCGAGCTGCCGAACGAGGCCTGCGGGCTGGTCCGGGCCGGGCGCTACGTGCCGTGCCGCAACGTCCACCCGTGCCCCGGGGATGCCTTCGAGGTCGACCCCGACGAGGCCTTCGCAGCTTCCGCCGCCGGCGACCTCGAGGGGGTCGTGCACTCGCACCCGGAAGGTCCATGGCACCCGAGCGCGGACGACATGGCGTCCCAGGCGGCGATGGGGGTTCCCTGGGCGATCCTCGTGCCCGGTCCCGAGGGTGCCGAGCTCGCCTGCATCCTCGGCGGGCCGCGCCCGGCGCTCTTCGACGGCGATGAGCACCGGCAGCGCGCGTTCCTGCACGGGGTGAGCGACTGCTACGAGATCGCGCGGGACTGGTTCCGCGAGATCCACCTGTTCGAACTGCCCGACATCCCGCGGGAGTGGATGTGGTGGCGCAACGGACAGAACCTCTACCTCGAAGGCCTCGAGGCGGCCGGGTTCAGGGTGCTGAGCCAGGACACGAGCGAGTACGCCGGCCTTGCCCGCCCCGGCGACTGCTTCCTGCGCCGGGTGGACAGCCCGGTGCCGAACCATGGCGGTGTCTACCTGGGCGGGGGCCTCTGCCTCGAGCAGATGCCCCGCTCCCTCAGCCAACGGCGGCCCATCGGGCCGGCGCTGCACGTCATCACCCACTGGCTGCGCCACGAGGCGCTTTAACGGAGGCCGTCATGGCGACCATCTCGCTCTACAACCACACCCCCAAGCTCTTCGCGAACGGCGAGGTCAACCTCGCCACGCTGAAGCTCATGCTCCTCAACAACTCGGCGACCTTCACGGCGACCCACACGGCGCTCACCCAGGTGGCCGGTGCGAACGAGGTCTCGGGCAACGGCTGGGATGCCGGCGGCGAGCCGCTCGCGAACGCAGCGGTGACCGTGGTCAGCACGAACGACGCCAAGCTCGACGCCGACGACATCTCGGTCAGCGCGTCGGGCGGCTCGATCGGCCCGGCGCACAAGGCGGTGCTCTACGACGACACCGGCGACCTGCCCCTCGCCTTCATCGACTTCGAGGGCGCGCAGGAGGCCGGCGTGGGCACGCCCTTCGTCGTCACCTGGAACGCGTCCGGCATCATCACCTGGTCCAACGCCGCCTGATGATCCACGAGGTGGGGGCGGGCGTGCCGATCAGGCTCGCCCTGACGATCCGGGACCGGGCGGGCTTGCCCGTCCCGGCCGCCGTCGTCACCGCCGGCATCATGGCGGCGCTCGCCTCGACCGCGCAGTCGGTCACCGGCCCGGACGGGCGCGCAGACGTCGTGCTGCCCGGCCAGGCAGAGGGGTTCTGGCCCCTTCACGTCCGGATCGAGAAGGACGGCGCGGCGCGCACGGCCTATGCCCGCCTCCTGCGCGTCCGCGCTTCCGGCCTCGATCCGCTCGCGCCCCCGCCCGCTGCCGAGCGCGCCCTCGAGCTTGTCTTCGAACCCGACCTCGAGGTGGTCCTGCGGTGATCAGGGTCCTGCACGCCGGTGACAGCCTTCGCGTGCGCGCCCGCACGCCGGAGGGCGATCTCCTCGAGAACGTTGCCGTCGCCGTCATGCCGCCGTCAGGCGCGCCGCTCGTCGCCCCGGAGGGCGGGTTCGCCCCGGGCGTGATCACCGGCGAGGGGACGTGGGACCTGAGCGCCCGGGCGTCCGCGGGCAACCGCGTCCTCGAATGGCGCGGGACGCTGATCGTCGAGGCGTCCTTCCTGCCGCCACCCGGCCTCGGCGCGATCGTGGGCGTTCCGGCGGGCCGCCTGTTCGTGCGCGGCGAGCGCCCGGTGATCGGCCTCGTGGACCTGCAGATTCCTGCCGCCGCTCTGGGCGTGCAGGGGCTTGCACCTGCGGCTTCCTCCGGCGCGTCGCTTGCGTCCGGCGTGGCATCGATCGCCGTCGCCGCGGCGGCCCCGACGGTCGCTGCGGGCGCCGCGGTCGCGGTGCCGCCCGCGGCGATCGACGTCACGCCCCTCGCCCCACTCGTCGGCGGCGGCCGGCTCGTGGAGATTCCGTCCGCGAACCTCAATGTCGCCGCCCTCGCGCCTGCGGTGGCAACGGCGGCCACCATCGCGCCGGACGTGGCAACCCTGGTCGTGGCGGCCGAGGCTCCCGTGGTCGCGTCCGGCGCGGCCGTTGCCGTTCCCTCCGTCGCGCTGGCCGTGTCCTCTCATCCGCCGGCCATCGACACCGCCGAAGCGATCTCGATCTCGCCAGCGGAGATCTCCGTCGCCGCCGCCGCGCCCACGATCTCGGCCGGTGCGGCCGTGCAGCTGCCGGCCGCCGACCTCTCCGTCACCGCTCTCGCGCCGGCCGTCCTCACGGGCGCCGTGATCGCGGTGCCGGCCGCGGAGGTGACCGTCGCGGCGGAAACTCCGCTGGTCGGCGGAGGCCGCGTCATCGAGGTGCCGTCCGCGACGGTTTCGGTGGAAGCCCTCGCTCCGGAGATCGCGACCGGCGTGGTCGTGGCCGTGCCGGCGGCTTCTGTCACCCTCGCCGCTCCCGAGCCCTCCGTGGGCGGCGGAGCGAGCCTCGCGCTGCCGTCCGCCGCCCTTGCCGTCGCCGCCGCAGCCCCGGCTGTCGCGTCCGGTGCGGCCATCCAGGCGCCTGTGTCCTCCCTCTCCGTCGCCGCCCGCGCGCCGGTGGTGGGCACCACCGTCCTCGCCGGAGGGGATGGCGTCGTCACCGTCGTCAACCTCGCCTCCCTGCCGCCGCTCGCGGTCGAGCGGGACGGCACCTCGGCCACCGTCAGCGAGGCCGCCTGATGCTCCGCGCCATCCATCTGCACGGCGCGCTCGGTCGCGACTTCGGGCGGGTGCACGAGCTCGACGTCGGCTCCCCTGCCGAGGCGATCCGGGCGCTCTGCACCATGCTGCCGGGCTTCCGCGCGCGGGTGGAGGCCGGGCTCTGGCAGGTGTTCCGCGGCGCTCGCCGGTCGGGCAACGACATCGCCGAGCACGAGCTCGCGGTCGGGTTCGGCGACGAGGCGGCCATGCACCTCGTCCCGCGCGCAAAGGGCGCGGCGCGCCGGGGGCTCGGCAAGATCCTGCTCGGCGCGGCCCTGATCGCGGTGAGCTTCCTGATGCCGGCCGCGCCGCTTGCCGGGACGGGGCTCCTCGCCGCGCAGGGCGTCAGCTGGGGGACCACCTTCGCGGGGCTCGGCCTGTCGCTCGGGCTCTCCGGCATCTCCATGATGCTCGCCCCGCCCATGACGTCCTCCTACGACGACCGCGAGCAGCCGCGGTCGAAGCTGTTCGGGCAGGGGGGCAACGTCTCCGTGCCGGGCGCGGCCGTGCCGGTGATCGCCGGCCGGTGCGTCACGAGCTACACCCTCGTCGCCTCGGCGGCCGTGCACATCGAGGACGCCGAGAGCGATGCTTGATCTGCCGGCCCTCTTCCCGCCGATCCGCGGCGCCAAGGACAACAAGAGCGGCGGCAGCCGCGGCGGCCCGCGCGAGGCACCCGACACGCTGCTCGTCAACTCGACCGCGCGGCTCATAGACGTCGTGAGCGAGGGCCCGATCGGCGGCTGGGCGGACCCCGAGCACCCGGGGCGCTGCATCTTCTTCGACGGCGTGCCGCTCGAGAACCCGGACGGGTCGCTGAACTTCGCCGGGGTCCGCTACACCCTGCGAACCGGCGGCCCGGACCAGGCGCCGGTGCCCGGGTTCAGCGAGGCGGAGGCCGAGGTCGCGGTCGCGCAGGTGGTCGAGCAGCAGCAGCCGGTCGCCCGCACCATCACGAACGAGGCGATCGACTCGGTGCGGGTCAAGGTCGGCCTCGCCCAGCTCACCACGCTCGACATCGAGACCGGAAACCTGAACGGCGGCGTGGTCGAGTACGCGATCGAGACCCAGATCGGCTCCGCCGGCTGGCAGCGCGTCGTCTCCGGCCGCTTCGAGGGCAAGACCACCAGCGGCTACCAGCGCGCGCACCGGGTCCCGTTGCCGGACGCCCGCCCCGTCAGCGTGCGGGTGGTGCGCATCACCGACGACGCGACGACCTCCTCGGTCTCCGACGAGATCTCGTTCGTCTCCTACACCGAGATCGTCGAGGCGCGCCTCACCTATCCGGACACGGCCTATGTCGCGCTAGAGTTCCCTGCCGACGCGTTCAGCGGGCGCATCCCAGAGCGGAGCTACGACCTCGTCGGCGTCGCGATCCAGGTGCCCACGAACTACTCCCAGGCGTCGCGGACCTACGACGAGTCGTCGATGTGGAACGGGACCCTGAAGACGGTGTTCCCGGACGCGGAAGCCGGCTGCAACCCGATGTGGTGGCTCTTCACCATGCTCGGCAACGACCGCTGGGGGCTCGGCGACCGCGTACCGGCCGCTCTCCGCGACAAGTGGACCGCCTACCAGATCGCGAAATACTGCGACGTCATGGTCGACGACGGCCGCGGCGGCCAGGAGCGGCGCTACTCGATCAGCGGCGTCTTCACCGTGCGCGAGCAGGCCTACGAGGTCGTGCGCCGGGTCGCCGCGATCTTCCGGTCGATGGTGTACTGGTCCCGCGGCGCGATCGTGCTCGCCCAGGACGCGCCGCGGGACCCGGTGAAGCTGGTCACGAACGCGAACGTCGAGGGCGGGTCCTTCGTCTATGCGTCCTCGGCGCTCGCGGCGCGCCGCACGGCCGCGAACATGAGCTTCCGGGATCCGACCGACCGCTACGCGATCAAGGCGCTCATCTCCTACGACGATCCCGAGGCGGTCGAGCGCTACGGCCGCCGCGTGGCGGACGTCGTCGAGAGCGAGGTGGCGAGCTACGGCCAGGCGCTGCGGGCGGCGCGCTGGCTGATCTACACCGAGACGCAGGAGACCGAGACCGTCAGCTACACCGCCGGCATGGATCACGCCGCGATCCGGCCCGGTGACCGGATCATCGTGTCCGACCGCTACCGGGTCGGGATCCGCGCCGGAGGCCGGGTCGTGTCGGTGGCCGGCGCGGTCGTCACTCTCGACGCACCCTTCACGTTCCAGGCGGGCGTCACCTATACGCTCCGGCTGGCGACGGCTTCCGGCGGCTGGATCGCGCGGCAGGTCGCCGCCAGCGTGGTCGGCACTCGCTCCGTCGTCACCCTCACGGCGGTCGCCTCCGGCGTCGAGCCCGGCGCGGTCTACGCGATCAGCTCGACGACGCTGTCGGCCCGGCAGTTCACGGTGATCCAGAACCGACGGCAGGGCGTGCGCTACGCGATCACGGCGGTCGAGCACAATCCGAACAAGTTCCAGGCGGTCGAGCAGGGCATCGTCATCGACGACGACCCGCCCTTTATCCTCCCGGTCAACCGCAAGCCGCCCGCGCCGGTCGGCCTCAACCACGTGATCTGGACCAAGGCGACCGGCGCGCGGCCGGAGGCCTGGGCGACCCTCTCCTGCTCGCCGGAATCGGGCGGCGTGCCGATCTCGCAGTGGATCGCCCGCATCCGCCTCGCCACGCCGGTCGGCGACCAGGTGCTGACGAACCAGGTGGTCTTCTCCGGCTCCCCGGTGCTCATCGGGGGTGCGCCGGTCACGATCGGCGGCAACGTGCAGAACCAGGTGCGGGCCCAGACCGAGTGGCGGCGCCTGCCGGGATCGGCGCAGCCCAGCGTCGACGTGCAGCTCTGGGCGGGTGCGGCGTCGAACTACGTGTTCCAGTTCCGCTCGGTCTCGGCCACCGGCCTCGTCTCGGACTGGTCGGAGGAGCGGGCATTCAACACGCCGGAGGCGACCCGTCCGCCGCCGCCCACGAACCTGCGGCTCGAGCCGGGCGTGAGATCGATCCAGCTCTACTTCTCGATGCCCGACATCGACAACCTGCGGGACATCGAGGTCTGGGGCGGCACCAGCCCGGACCCTGCCGATGACGTGCGCCTCGGCACGACGCTCGGGAGCACGTGGCTGCTCGAGGGGATCGCGATCGCGTCGGTCTGGTACTTCCGGGTGCGTGCCCGCGCCAACCAGGCCCGCAACGCCACCTCGGTCTTCTCCGAGCGGATCTCTGGCTCGCCGCGCCGCATGACGGCCGAGGAGCTGGAGGAGGAGATCCTCGACCGGATCGATGCGGCCGAGGAGGAGGCCCAGCAGGCGGCGCAGGACGCGATCGACGCGTTGAACCAGTCGGCCGTCGCGGCGGCCAAGGTCGACGCGCTCAGCCAGGACACGCTCGACCAGCTCGAGACGATCGTCGACGCGCTGGCGGGGATCAACACGGGCGACATCCAGGAGATCCGCGGCATCGCGATTGCGGGAAGCCGGCAGGGCTGGTCTGCCGACCCGACGTTCCAGGAGTGGACGGGCGCGGACCTGACCCGGTGGACGACCTCCGGCGTGGTCGAGTTCGGGAGCCGGGTGGCGGGTCACCGGGGCCAGGCGCTCCGGATCACCATCCCCTCGGGCAGCGGCGTGATGACGCTCCGCGCCTCTTCGGCGACCGCGGGGCAGCTGACCGCGGCAGATCCCGAGGCCGAGTATGTGCTCGTCTCGGTCCGGTTCGTCGGCATCTCCGGCAGCCTCGGCGGGGGTCGCCTGCGCGCGGAGTGGCGGCGGGCGTCGGACGGAGTGTGGGTGCGCGGCCACGCGTTCGGGGTCAACAACAGCTTCGGCAACCTGATCACGGACTGGGGCTTCGTGATCGACCCGGACCGGATGCAGTCGGCAGAGCGGGTCTGGCGCCGTCCGGGGCCTGCCGCCGACTACGACGCGGTGCAGATCTACTTCATCGGCAAGATGGCCTCGCCCGCGGACGCGGTGACCTTCAACCTCGAGGTGCTCGACATCCGCGAGGCGAGCGAGACGGACGTCATCTCGTACAATGTGCCGGGCAGCATCGCCGCGGCGATCACGGCCTATGACACCACGATCACCGGCCCGGGCGGCGCCCTGGCGGCGCAGTACCAGCAGATCACGGCCGAGTACGGCGCAGCGGTCGCGGGGGTCACCGACGCGGTAGTCGCCGTCGCCTCGGCGCAGAGCGCGCAGGCGGGCCGGCTTTCGGTCCTCGAGGCCGGCATCGGCGGCGCCAACCTGGTGCGCAACCCGGCTTTCCGCGGCGACGGTCAGGCGCTCGCCGCCGGCGTCGTGCCGCTCACCTGGACCACATGGAGCAACGGCCTCTCGGTCGTCGAGCGGAACCTTGCAGCGTCGGAGACGCCGCTCCGGACTACCCCGACGCGCTTCGTCGCCCGGGCCGCGGCCGGCACCAACTCGGGGCAGGCGGTCGGTTCCTACCCGGTCGCTCGCAACGGGCGCCTGCGGGCCGAGGTCGACGCGGCGGTGTTCGGGGGCGCGCAGTCCCGGACCCTGCGCGTGCTGGTGCAGTGGATCGGTCCCGATGATGCGATCTTGAGCAACACGACCCGGGACCTGACGGTGACCGGCACCGCGTGGGTCCGCCGCACCTTCCCGGACTTCATCGTGCCGGAGGGCGCGGCCCAGGCCAACGTGTTCATCCAGCCGCTCGCCGCGACCGGCGTCATCCTCTTCTTCACCAACGTCGACGTGCGCGAGGTCGATGCGGTGACGCTCGCGCGCATCACCCAGGCCGAGACCGCTCTCTCCGACCAGCAAGGTGCGATCGCGACGATCAGCACCGAGCTCGACGCGACGAAGGGCGACGCGGAGGCGGCGCTCTCCCAGGTGGCGACGGTCGTGGCGCGGGACGACCTGCTCGCGACCACGTGGGTCCTGCGCCAGCGCGCGGGGCAGGCGCAGGGCTTCCTCGAGGCGGTGGCGTTCGACAACCCGGACGGTCCCGCGCTCTCGACCTTCAAGATCAGCTACGACTTCATCGACCTCGACGGCCGGGTCTCGGCGCGGGACATCGTGGTGCACGACCCGGCTAACCTCGTGCCGGGCAACGCCTTCCGGCTCGCCGACGACTTCAACGTCGAGACCGGCTGGTCGCTCGTCCCGTCCGCCGTCGACGCCATGAAGAACGCGAACGCGTTCCTGTACACGAACTCCGGCGGCACCGGCGCGTCGGGCGTCGTCGCCTGCCGCCGATTTCCGGTGTCGGGCGACGAGCCCTACTTTTTCGAGATCTCTACGCGGGGCAACACGTCGGGCCAGCACAGCCTGCAGCTCTTCGTTCAGTGGTTCGACCGCGCCGGGCAGGTGACGCAGGAATCGGTGATCAACGAGGTCGTCACCCTCACCGGGATCCGCACCTTCACCCGCACCCTGTCGGCCCCCGCGAACGCGGTGGAGGCGCGGGTGTTCTGGCGCACGCTACGCGAGAGCACGACCCGGTCGTTCCAGGTCGGGCACGTCCTCGTGCGCAAGCGCGAGTTCGCCGCGACCCTGATCCGGCCGGGCGGGATCTTCACGCCCGAGCTTGCCGCGAACGCGGTCACCGCCGAGAAGGCCGACCTCGTCAGCCTCGCGGCAGTCGAGGCCTGGGTCGGCAGCCTCACCATCGGCGAGGACGCGGTCACCGTGCCGCTCTTCGTCGAGCGCACGACCGACGTCGACGGCCCGAACGGCAACCAGGCCTTCGCCAACATCGTCAGCTTCAACGTGACCCTGAACATCCCCGGCACGATCCTCGTCAATGCGACGGTCGGCCTGACCGGGTTCGGAGCGACCATCTTCAACAACATCGCGGCGGAGTGGCGGATCGTCATCGACGGCACCGTCGCCTGGCAGTCCACGACGGTCACCGGGCCAATGCACGTTTCGCTGACGGCCGGCAAGTTCTGCGCCGCCGGTGCGCGCAACGTCTCGATCCAGTTCCGCAAGGGCACCGTGAACGCCGAGATTCCCTGGCCGCGGGCATACCGCTGCGCGGCCACATGCCTGGTGGCCAAGCGATGATCTACTCCATCTTCGACAAGAGCACCGGAGAGGTGATCTTCCGGATGCACTGCAGCCCCGCTCAGGCGGCCCTGCAGGAGAGCGACGAGCAGGGCGTCGTGCCGGGCGAGCACCACGGCCACCTCGACCTCTCGAACCTGCCCACGGAGCCCAGCGACGATGAGTGACCCGGTGCAGGACCCCACCGCGCTGCCGGCAATCCCGCTGGCTTCGGGCGACACGATCCTCGGGATCCGAATGAACGGGCCAGTGCCCGAGCTGCGCCGGTTCCAGCCCGGCCCGGTGGACGAGGCCGGCGAGGGCCTCGCCACGCAAGCCTATGTCGGCGAGCAGATCGACGCGGCCACGGGCGACCTCGCCGCGGCCATCTCGGCGATCCAGGCGCTGGTCGATGCCACCAACGGGGGCGGCGCGTGACGCTCGCCACGGACCTCGTCGCTCTCGCGGAGGACGTCGCCGCCACCCGCACGGCGCAGCAGGCCATCCGTGCCGCGCTGATCGCCAAGGGCCGGGACATGACGGGCGTCGCCTTCGCGGACTACCCCGACGAGATCGCGGCGATCGAGACGGGCACTGGCGGCGGGCAGCAGCTCGAGCTCACGGCCGTCACTCTCTCAGCCGCGACCGCCCAGGTCGGCGTTCCGATCTCGGTCAGCGGCACCTACTGGATCGACCAGACCACGACCATCGCCTACCAGTGGCTGCGCAACGGCGCCGGCATCGCCGGGGCGACCGCCGCGACCTACACGCCGGTGCCTGCCGATAGCGGGCAAGACCTGTCGGCGCGGATGACGCTGAACCGGTCCGGGCAGACCGTCAGCCTGACGAGCTCGGCGCTGCTCGTCGGAGCGCCGGCCGCTCCGACCCTGGTGCAGGCCCCGCCCCCTGCGGTCCTCGCCTTCGGCGGCCCGGGCACCGTCGCCCTCGCCCCGTTCGTCGCGGGCGCCGCCCTCACCTGGACCGTGCACGCCTCGGGCGGCATAGCCGGGCTCTCGATCGACGCCGCGACCGGCGTGCTCACCGTGCCGACCGATGCCGAGCGCGCGCCGACCGAGATCACCATCCGGGCGACCAACACCGGCGGCTTCGTCGCCCTCGTCTTCACCGTCGCCGTCACAGCCCAGGCCGCCACCAACACCCTGACGCTCGACAGCGGCGCGGGCCTCGAGGTGGCCACGATCTTCGACGGCACGACCTACCACGACGTCACCCTGGAGGGAGCAGAATGAGCCTCACCGCGGAGCAGCGCGAGCTTGCCGCGAGCCTCGGTCGCGAGCGGCTCGTCGCCGCCTTCACCTCGATGTCGCCCTCGCAGATCGAGTCCATCAACCTTCTGCTGGCGACCGCGCAGGGCCTGATCGAGCGTCCGACGACCCTTGCGGAAGTCGGGCAACTTCTCGTGCGCACGACCGACGGTGATGCAGGGCAGCGCAGAACCGCGGGCGTAACGCCACTGCCGCTCGGCATGACCGTCCTGCAGGCGCTCTCTTCCACCACCGACATCCCGCTGACGCCGCAGGACCTCGCGGCGGCGACCTCGTGGAAGCAGATCACGCCGAGCTCCGGCGTGGTCACCTGGACCTTCGCCGATGGTGTCAGCATCGTCGCCGACATCGGCGCGACGGCAATCACGGTCGCGGGCTCGGCGTGGAACCAGGGCGTCAGTGAGTACGCGCCGGTGCTCCTGGCGCTCAAGCAGCCCGGAACGCCCCGCGCCATAATCTTCCAGGAGCCGCAGAACCCGGCCGATACCTCCGAGACCCTCGGCATCTGGGCGCGCGGGCCGCAGGGATCAGACCTCGAGTTGGCTAACGCATGGGTGTTTGCGCGGCTCTTCTGGGTCCGCCGCGGGTCCCTCTGGACGCCCTTCCTTGAAACCGACGTATGGGCACCGGAGTGATCCCGCACTTCGTCCACCGGCGGTCGATCTACCGCGCCCCGCCCGCCGCCGCGGCCGTGAACACCATCGCCTTTGTCGGAATCAACGGGCCCATTGCGAGCAGCCAGATCGCGAACCCCGTGCATGCCGTTGGCGACTGGACGACGAACTGGGCCTGGCGAGCGGGTCAGAACCTCCCGGAGTACACTTACGTCACACCGACCGCGGGGGGCTGGACGGAGTTCGTAAACGACAATCCGGCTGGCGCATCCCTGCCGCGGGTTCTCGCCGCGCATCGTTTCGCGTCGGTGCTGAACAGCTCCGGTGCAGGCTCGTTCGGGACCGGTCCGAACTTCGCGTTCGCGCTTGCCTTCCGCGGCCTGGACCCTCAGCAGCCGATCGGCCAGTCCGCAGTCGACGACGGCGCGGCGACGACGACGTTCGGAATTCCGCCGATGAGCGACCTGGCGGGGACATCCTCCCTACTGATCTGGTTCATCGCCTCGGGGCAAACCACCTCGATCGTCAGCGGCCTCCCAGAGGCTCTTCAGGGAGCCGCCAGTTCCGGCGTCGCAGGAGGTGGCGGGCGCCTCTACTACAATTCCGGCTTCGCCCGCGGAGGATTCTACCTCCTGCCCCTTCTCGGGGCCACGAGCTTTGCGGGGCTGACAATCACCACTGCAACCAGCGGAAGCTCCGTCATCCGCGGCGTCGTCGAGATGAGGTCACGCCCATGAGTGCTTACATCACGTCCGGCAATCGCCTTCCCACGACGGGCGGCGCGCCGTTCAGCCTACGGGCCACCGGCTCGCTCCCCGCGCCGAATCCTTCGTTCGTCTCCGTCGAGGATCTCGTCAACGATCTGGGGGAGCGGACCCTCCTTCAGGTGACGGTTAGAGCCGCCGACATTCCTGCCGGCGCTGATTTTGTCACGATATGGGTGTGGATACAGGGTCAGGACGAGCAGCGCATGCCGATCGCGGCCTGCGAGACCATTGCGCCGGGCGAGAGCGACCAGGTGGAGATGACAACGGTCATCCCCGCCGGATGGCTTTCCGGGAACGATCGGGTGGTCATGTCCGCGGCAAGCATCGATTCGGGCGGGAACATGGGGCCGGCCGGCCGCAGCGTCGAGGTGTACCAGCCCGCCCTGCCGGTCGTGCTGGGCAGCTCTCCCGTCGTGGTGAACGCTGGAGGAGGCGCACCTCGTGCCGGTGCGCAGGCTTGGGTGCTCGAATCCGACGTCGCCGTCGAGAACGCTGTTCCCGCGTCGATCTCCGTCGGCGTTCTCGTCCGCGCGAATGCTCAGGCAACGCCAGTCTTTCACGCATTGGACTGGTCGGGCCCGACCGCCCTTGCTGGCCAGGAATGGGCGTGGCGCGTGCGGGCGCAGAATACGGCCGGTGCCCCCTTCGAGTTCGTCGGTCCATGGACAGCCGTCGCCGCGAGCGTCGCCGCCCCGCCCGATTTCGGTGAGGGAGAGGTTCTGGACGACACGAACTCAGAGCTCCTCACTCTTCTCGGCGCCGGCGGGGTTTGGTATCAGGGTGTGCGCATCACCGATCCCGACCATCCCGCGCATGCTGCGCAAGGCGGTGTGGACTATCTCGCATGGTCCCACACCACAGAAGTGATCGACGCAGAGACCGGCGAGCTGCGTCCCCGCCGGCCGTCAGGCGAGGCAAACAAGGGGGTACGGCATGCGGCGTTCTCGGATTCCGAGAGCCCAAATTACTCCTGTTACGAACTCCGCCTGAATCAGAACTTTCAGGAGAAGAGCTGGGCCGACAAGACCGGCACGCCGTCCTCGGCGGCTCCGGAGAGGATCGCGCTCACGTGGTCCTCTACGCCGGACACTACCGACGTTGCCGCGGCCGAATGGGCCGACTGGGGCCCTATTCGGGATCTGCAGATCGCGCCGCCTGCCGGGCTTGATCCGGGATCGGAGCCCGAGCCCGATCCCGACCCTGATCCGGTCCCGATCGCCACGACGGGATCGAAGCGGATGCCGTTTCAGAACGAGGCCGAGTGGAACGCATCCCAGCAGGACGGCTACATAGGCGGCGACGCGCTGCAGCTCATGACCTGGGTGGAGCAATCGCGCTCTAATCCAAACTACATCGTAAAGACGCAGGACATGGGTGGGCCTTGGGTGTCGCTCGACCATGGCCGCTCCTGGTGGAAGCCGCGATGCAAGGGTCTGCGCACGCAACTGATGAACTCCGTGGGCATCGACCCGATCGACCACCTGCACTGGACGGTGGTCGGGACAGGGGCATGGGCGGGCGTCACGCCCTTCCAGGGGCTCTACCGAACGCTGGACGGCGGTCAGACGTTCGTGCGCACCTTCACTTTCTCGGGCGTGGAGGGGAAAGACGTCGGGGGCCTGGTCGCCGCAGGCCGATCTTCCGGCTCGGGCGGTATCGCGCAGCGCTGGTACGCGCTCGTCAATCGTCAGGCGCCCGGTAGCGGGGGCGTCCAGCCGGGCATCTACTTCCTTCGATCCACCAATGGCGCGGCGACGTGGACACAGGTCGGCTCGATCGGATCCGGCTCCGACATTCTGCAGCTTGGAACGCACGGCATCATCCGCCAGGTGGTGGTGCACCCTACGGATCCGAACATCGTCTTCTTCGCGTCGTCGACCGGGCTGTGGCGCATCACCAACGCCGGAGGGTCCACGCCGACCGTCACGCGCATTTCGGTCACCGGGCTCTCCGGCGGGTTCTCGACGCTGCCTTATGTCGAAATGGTCGGCGGAAATCTGCACATCGTCGTGGGCAACGGCGGCGGCATCCGCAAGTCTACCGATGGCGGCAACTCGTGGTCTACGGTCAGCTCCCAGTCGGTGAGCCGCCTATTTGTTTCGCGCTGGGAACCTGAATTCATGGTCGCGACCGGCCGCGCCGGCCGTCCCCTGGTCAGGAACGGTGGCTCGTTCTCCGAGAGCGCTGCGGTCCCGGCCCGACCCGGATACCCCCGGACGTCGAGCCCCGCCGAGACGGGCGCTAGCTGGATCATCTTCAGCCCACGAGCCGGGGAGATGTACTTCAAGGCGCGGGGCATCGTCCTGCAGAACGCGGACTTTCGCAGTTCGAACTATGGCGCCAGCTGGGCGATCTCCAACGACTACTTCTCAGGGACCCAGAGTCAGGTCACCTCCTCGACCGGCCAGGGCTTTTCCAGGAACAGGAGCATCTTCGGGATCGGTATCGTGGATGCAGGGGTCTGCGTGACCCGCGCGGCCGGCCGCCACTGGCGTCGATCCGATATTTCCCTCGCGGCCCTCAACATCAGCCATCGCTCTTGCACGGCCTTCGCAATCCACCCGGACTACCCTGCCGTTCCGATCATCCTCGCGATCATGGACCGTACCTCCGGGGGCAAGTTCGCAATGTGCAACAGGGAGGATCTGAGCGGCTGGTTCCGACCTTCCGGCGTGTCGTCGAGCTCGACCAAGACACGCTTCATCGGGTGGGACGTCTCCAATGCCCAGTTTGCATATGCGATCCGATCTCGGTCGACCAATGGCGGCGCGGCCTGGTCCACTCTAGGGGGGCTGCCGGCCAACTTCGAGATATGGGGCATCACCAGAAACGCCGCCCTTGCCAACGGCCAGGCCGTTTTTGCCTTCGACAACGAAGGTACGGCACAGCGGGTAGCGCGTTCCCTTGATCGAGGAGTGAGCTGGGCGGTGATTCTCGACTTCGGCTCCCGCCTTCTGAACCTCCCGGGTGCCGAGGCGGCCGGTGCGTTCCTGCCCCATCCTTCGAACCACAACCGCCTGTTCGTTCGAGGAGGTGGTTCCACGGTCAGGCTCTACCGGCTCGACGAGGGCTCGGGTACAAGCAGGCCCTTCACGACGATCCAGTGCGCGCCGTCCAGCATCTCGGCCCAGATGGCGGCCGGAGCATCCTTCGATGTCGCCGGGTTCGCCGTCGATCCCAGGTATCCGAACCAGATATGGTACGCGACCAACAGCAACCCCGGCACCGGGGTGCCGATGGTGCGCACCACCGACGGCGGCTCGAGCTGGGAAAACCTGGCGGGCCTCGTGCCCGACAACAACCTCACCTTCATGGACGTGCATCCCCTGACCGGAGACGTTGTCCTGACCTCGTCTAATGGAGCTTTCGTGATCGCCCCGCCTTATGCTCAGGCCGGTTCAATCCACGACGGACTGGTCCAGCCAAACCGCATCCTGCCGCTGGCCGCCTGATGCGCTGGTTCATCGTCGGAGCGTGGGACGACGACGTGTTCGTCCTCGGTGGAGATTCAGCCTTCGCCGTTCTCGGTGACGGTCACCTCCGGGTGCGCACAGATGGAGCCACCGTCCGCATCGCCCCGCCCGTGTCGCCGTCGACGGCTTCGGTCCTGGACGCGCTGCCGCTCGAGCTCGACGCCGACCAGGTGGCGGGCTTCCGTGCCGCCAGCGGCCTCGACGCGGCACTCGCGGCCCACGCAAGCGCCGGTTCCGCCGAGGCGGCCTATGCCGCGATGGCAGCGGGGCTGACGCGGTTCGATCACATCGTGGCTGCGGCGGGCGGCGTCGCAGGCGCTCCCGGGTTGCCCGCGATGATCGCGGCCTGGATCACCGCGTCCGAGACGCCACCTGCGCCCGAGCCGCTGGCGCAGGACGCTTCCCTGTACCCGGCATGGAGCCAGCGCGCGCCGGGGCAGGGGTGGGGGCCTGGCGCGATCGTCAGGCATGGCGAAGGCGCGGGCCTCGGCCTGTGGCGCAGCGACGTGGCCGACAACTGGCAAGCCCCTCCGGGCGGGGCCGGGTGGACCGACGTGAGTCCCGAGGGGCTGTTCATGCCGGAACAGGATGAGGTCCCGCCGATCACGCGCCGCCAGCTCCTCATCGGGCTCGGGCCCGAGGTCGACGGCGGCATGGGCTACATCACGGCCGAGGAGGCGCTGGCAGCGGCGCAGACGGGCGCGGTTCCAGCGGCGGTGGAGGCGGTCATCCAGACGCTGCCCGAGGCCCAGCGCAACCCCGCGCGCATCACCTGGGCAACGATGACGCTCGTCGAGATCGATCACCCGCTGGTGCCGCTGCTCGCCGCGACGCAGAGCCTCAGCGAGGCCCAGCTGCGGGCCTTCTTCGCAGCCTACTCGCAGGTGTGAGCGTGCTCGCCTGGCTCCTCGCGGCTGACGCCTACGCGGGTCGGCCCTGGGCCTATGCTGCCAACCAGGTCGCGCACGCGGCGCTCGGGTGGCTCGTCGTCCATGCGCTCGGATCGGGCCTCTCGGTCCTGCTCGCGCTCGCCGTCGCCTACGCTGCCTGGGAGGGCGTCCAGGCCGTCCTCGGCCGTGGCCGGCAGTCGATCGACGACGCGGCCGAGGACTGGAGCTTCGTCTACGGCGGGGCCGCCATGGCCGCGGTTCCGGACGCGGCGATCGCCGTCGCCCCGCTCATTGCGGCGGGCCTGGTGCGCGGCATCGCACGCCGTCGCTGAGGCCCGCCGCCCACCACACGTTTTCTGGCCGGGGTCGACCGGTGCGCCCCCGGCTTCTCCATCCGCGGGCGCATCTGCCGCCCGGCCATGCTCGCAATACGCATTCGGATCGGAGACGAGGCGAGTGGCCGAGGACAAAGACACGGATCGCTACCTCGAGGTGCTGCGCCGCTGGTGCACGCCCGAAGACCTGGAGCGTCTCCTAAAGCTCCTCGGCAGTCCCCGGAACGCCGAGGAATTTCATGCCGCGCTCACGACGATGACCAAGCGCAACGAGTGGTGGTCGACGGCGCGATCGCTGATCAAGGAACAACTCGCATGGATCGTGCTGATCACGGCCGCGGTGTTCGCCCTGCGGGACCTCCTCCCCTGGCTGGCCGAGCGGCTGTCCCAGTGATGCGCACTCTGCTCTTCATCGCCGCCGCGCTCGTCATCTCGCAGCTCGTCCTGCCGTCGGCGCTCTCCGCCCTCCTTCCCACCCGCTGGTGGATCGAGGTGCGGGGTGTCGTGGTCGAGGACGGGCAGGTGGGCGGAGAGCTGCGCGTCATCCCCGACCGCACCATCCATCGGCCGTTCCGGGGCGAGTGGGTCGCCTACGTGCGCAAGGCCGAGCCGACCGGCTTCACCGCCTTCTGCCGCCGCAGCTCCCCGGAGCCATTCATCTACGATCCCGGGAACCAGGTGCCGCCGGACAGCGACATGAGCTGGTGGCTCGAGATCCCGCCGAACGCGGACTGCCCGTGGCAGCCCGGCCAGTACCGGATGACGACGGAGTGGCGGGTCCACCTCTGGTTCGGCGTAACCCTTCGCACCTCCGTCGAGAGCAACGTGTTCACCATCCATCCCCCGGTGCCCGGATGAGCGACGACATCGTCGTGATCGTCTCGGCGGTCATCCTGTCGCTCGCCTGCCGCGCGGTCTGGGACAGGATCAGGCCGCCTCGTCCCCCGGCGCCGCTCCCGTACCTGCCGCCCGGCGACTACCTCACCGGCGCGTTCCACGTCGTGGTGCGGTCCGACTCGATCGAGACGAGGCCCTTGCGATGATCCCCTCGGAATGGACGCCGCGAGTGCCCATTCGCCGGATCCATTGGCACTGGAACGCTGGGGCCTATGTCCCCAACGCCACGGATCTCCGCGCCTACCACCTGCTGACCACGGGAGAGGGTGAATTCGTTCGCGGCATTCCTTCGATCGCCGCCAACAGCGGGACGCTCAAGCCCGGCTATTCCGCCCACACCCTCAACGCCAACACCGACGCGATCAGCGTCGCGCTGTGCTGCATGGGCGGCGCGCGGGAACGCCCGCTCGACCTCGGACGGTGGCCCATGCTCGAGCGGCAGGTCGAGGCGCTCTGCCTGCTCACCCGGGTTCTGAGCGAGCGCTACGAGATCCCGATCAGCCGCAGCACCACCCTGTCGCACGCGGAGGTCGAGAGCACGCTCGGCGTGCCGCAGCGGGCGAAGTGGGACTTCACCATCCTGCCCTTCCGTCCCGACCTGGTCGGCGCGCACGCCGTCGGGGACTGGATCCGGGCCCAGATCGGAGGCGTCGTCGTGACCGAACCCCAGCCAGTGACCAGCAACCCGAACGCACCGGTGCCGGCCGGCGCCATCGCTACCGTCAGGCCCGCGCTGCTCAACGCCCGTAGGGCACCCGGCGGCGAGATCGTGGGCACGATTCCGCGCGGGACCTCCCTCGAGGTCGTCGGCCACGACGGCGCATGGCTGCGGGTCGAGACCCCGGCGGGCTTCACCGTCTGGGTGCACGGCGACCACGTCGACATCGTCGACGGCCCGCCGCCTCACGCGCCCACGACGCCGTCGCCCGCGCGGCGCATCGCCTCCGACCTGCGCCGCCTAGCGGCCGAGATCGAGGCGCTCGCGTGATCGCCGTGTGGGCCTACGCCCTCACCCACAACCCCTGGGCCGCCTGGTGGCGGCTCGTCCTGCAGGAGACCGGCCGATGATCTCGCGGTTCGTGAACGCCGCCCGCGGCTACGAGAAGTTCTGGAACGCGCTGCTCGGCGCCACGATGTCGACGGCCGCCGTCACGCTCGTCCTCTGGGGCGTGGCGGTCGCGACGGTCGACGCCGCGACCGGCGTGGGAGTGTTCCCGCCCCCGAGCCCCGAGATGATCGCCGGCGCAATCGCGGCCATGGTCGGCGGCCTCTTCACCGCGCTCCTGGTCCTGCTCACCGGCAACAGCGGTACCTACTCCGAGGAGGAGATGCGCAACATCGTCCAGCAGGCGCAGGAAGACGTCCGCAGGGCGATGGAGGCCGAGGCAAGGCCCGTGCCCCCGGCCGAGCCGCGCGCGCCGTCGGGCATGATGTCGGGCGGCATCATGCCACTTTCCGAGACGACCCCGGCGCAGGGCTGAAGCGCCAAACCCCACCCCCCACCACTGCGAGGACTGAACCAATGCGCAAGTACGCACTGCTCCCGCTCGCCCTCCTCCTCGGCGCGTGCGGCGTCGACTGGGGCGCCGTCATCGACGAGGACGCCGCCGTCGATCAGCTGCAGGCCCAGATCGAGACGATGACCGGTCTCACCGACGCACAGCAGTGCGGGATCTACCTCACCGCCAAGATGGTCGCGCCTCAGTTCGTCGCCGCGGCCGAGGCGCGGATGCTCGAGACCGGTCTCGATCCCAAGCTGTGCGTGCCGCCGGCCGAAGCGCCCGAAGAAGCGTGAGACGCGCCGCGCTCCTAGCGGTGCTGCTCCTCGCGGGCTGCGCCGACCAGGACGTGAACTGCATCGTGGCCTACGTCGCCGAGGGTGTGGCGCAGGACGCCACCGGCGCCGCCGCCCACCTTCGCGGCTTCACGTGCGGAGAGCACGACCTGTGATTCCGCCGGAGGCGGGGGACGATCTCTCGCGGACCCTCAACGCCTTCTTCGGCGGCGACCCGCGGGAGCGCTTCTCCTCGCGCTGCTACCGCATGCGCTGGGCGTTCCTGAGGCGCCCGCGCGACATCAAGTGGCTGTTCCTCTGGCTCATCGTCGACAGCCACTTCCGCCGCCACCGCGGCGACCGGAACCACTGCCGCCGCGTCTGGCGCGAAGATCGGAAAATCCTCGATGCGTAGTGTCTTCTACCGGGTGCAGGGCAGCGCCGGCCCGTGGCTGAGGGTTGTCGGCGAGGCGCCGTTCCAGATCTCCGGGCTCGACGCCGGCGAGACCTACGAGTTCGACGACGGCGTGCAGCCGCGGGCGATCTTCTACCGGGAGGTCGGCTCGTCGGACTGGTTCAGGTCCACGGGGCCTACCGTCGCCCTGACGAACGGCGTCGACTATGAGTTCGACGACGGCACCGGCCAGGTGATCGCTCTCCGGCCCGTCGCGCCGGCGGACATCGCCGTTCCCACGGCCGCCCTCACCGTTGCCGCTCCGTCACCTGCGGTGGCGACTGGCGCAAGCGCGCAGGTTCCGGTCGCAGCTCTCGCCATCGCTGCTCCGCTTCCCGCGATCGCGACGGGCGGCAGCGTACAGGTCCCGGTTGCCTCGCTCGCCGTAGCCGCTCCCGTGCCCGCCGTTGCTACGGGCGGCAGCGTACAGGTTCCCGCCGCGGCGCTCGCCATCGCGGCGCAGGCGCCCACGATCTCCGCCGAGGCCGCCCCCGAGATCCCCGCCGACGCCTTCCAGAACTTCACCGACCTGTTCCCCGGCTCGAGCCTTGACGGCGCGAAATGGAGCACGAGCGGCTACACGGGCACCGTCACCGTCTCGGGCGGCATCGCGAAAATTCCCTGCCGGAACGACTATGCCGGCGGCATGGCTTCGGCTGTGAGCACATGGGACCTGACCAACTCGGTCGTTGCCTGGCGCTTCGGCTTCACACGCACGAACGCGCTGGAGAGCAAGAACGGCATCATCTCGCTAGAGCGGCAGGGCACGAGCGGCGCCGACCGCATCCGCTTCGGCATCGACGACGGAACGCTCATTGCGGACTACCAGATCGGCGGCGTCAACACGCAGCTCCGCAAGAACGTCACCTACGCCCCGGCGACCCATGCCTACCAGCGCATCCACGAGGACAACGGGACGGTCTACATGGACTGGTCCACGGACGGCGAGAACTGGACCAACTACGCGAGCACGACGGCGATCAGCTTCGCGATCACCGACATGTACGTGAACATTACCTGCGGCGATTGGCTCTCGACAGACGGCACCTTCGACATTTCCGAGTTCAACCAGACGCCGTACCAGGTCGGCGCGACCGAGGCGCCCGCGGCCTACCTCTCCTACATGCCCGCGGTCTACTACGTGACCGGCATGGGCACGCAGACCTTCGCCACGGCCTCGATGTTCGACGGCGACGAGCTGGAGTTCTCCGTCTCTGGCGTCGGCTCCACCGGCATCACGATCAACTCGTCTACGGGCGTCGTCTCGGTGCCCACCACGAGCGCCTTCGACTGGACCACCATCACCGTCACGGCCGAAAACGGGCTCGGCTCGGACAGCGTGACGATCCCCGTCTGCGTCTACGCGGTGAACAAGACCGTCTCGAGCGACGCCGCGTTCTCGGGAACCTCCGTCTCGGCCGGCGACGTGGTGGCGGTCCGCAAGGGCACCTACACGAGCGCGCAGTCGATCAGCGGATGGTCGGGCTCCAACTCATCGAACAAGACCAAGGTGATCGCCTACCCGGGCGAACAGGTGACGTTCGACGCGCGCAGCCTGACCGGCGCGGACATGCTCCAGCTCCGCACCGCCGACAACATCGAAATCCGCGGTTTCAAGTTCATCGACGACGGCGGCTGTCGCTTCGGCTTCTACGGCGACAATGCCCAGAACCTCGTCGTGGAGGGGAACGAGTTCTGCTACTTCCTCGACGGCGCCTTCTCCATGGACTACTCGACCGGCGGCGGACAGACCCGCGGCGCGGGCTGGACGGTCCGCTACAACCGGATCCACCACAACACGGTCGAGAACCGGAACGCGGACTGGACGGCCGGCGCGGTCGGGCAGAGCGGGTGGGGCCGGGGCATCTTCGGCGACTTCCGCGGCGACAGCCTGATCGAGAAGAACCTCGTGCACGAGAATTGGGGCGAGGGGATCGGCATCCTCTCCACCACCGGCACGACCGCGCGCGAAAACATCGTGTGGGATAACTATTCGATCCAGATCTATCTCGACAACGCGGACGAGGTGCTGGTCGAGGAAAACATCGTCTTCCACACCGGGGATACGAACTACTACCGCTTCGGCGTGCCCGCCCCGGTCTGCGAAAGCTCGCACGAATTCTACGACGGCGACAGCGATTACTGGAACGAGACGACGGTCGGGAACGACGTCATCAACAACCGCTACCTGAGCGGGATGGATGCGCCAGGCTACTTCGTCTCGGACCCGGCGGCCTTCGAGGACGACGGCCCGTCGGTCTACACGCCGAATACGACCTTCTCGACGGTCGAGCCGCGCTGGATGCGGATGCCGAACATGTACGGCTTCCCGAGCTTGCGCGAGATGGCGCGCGGGCGCACCGGGGCCTCGAACACCACGTCGCACCCGATCACGCTGCCGCTCATCGTGCCCGGGGAACTCATGGTAATCGGGCTCTCCAGCGACGGCAGTGCGACGGTTTCGATCAACACCGGGGCGTCTTCCTCGGGCTGGACCATCAACGCGAGCGCAGCGAACGGCTCCAACAACCGGCTCACCATCGTCTCGAAGATCGCGGAGGAGGGCGACACGCTCACCCTGACGACCTCGGCCTCGGAGCAGTCGTCGCACATCGCCATGAGCTTCCACGGCGCGTCTTCCATCCAGGTCAGCACGTCCGCGACGGGATCGAGCACGACCGCCAACGCCCCCAGCTTCTCGCCCTCGGGCGGCAGCGCGAAGTACCTCTGGCTCGCGGTGATGGGGGCGGACAGCACGGCGGTCCCGGGCGCCGGGCCAATCGGCTGCTACGACTTCTACCCGCAGGTTGCGGCCGGGACCGGCGGCGCGAGCGTGGCGGCGGCGATGCGGTTCGACGAGGTGGCGACCTACGACCCGGCCGCCTTCGGCACGATGGCGACGGATACGTGGGTCGCGTTCACGATTGCCCTGGCTCCGTAGCGCCAGATCCTCGCAGCGCTCAGGAGCGGACCGCTCAGGGGCGTGGAGATCGCCCGGCACGTTGCGACCGATTATCCCGACAAGCCGCTCAGGCGCGTGTGCTGGGGCGTGAACGTCACGCTGCGGCGTATGGAGACGGCGGGGCTGGTCAGGCGGGAGGGCGGCGCATGGGTTGCCCGGTGACCGGATGCAGACCGCGCCTCACCCGTGATTGCGCGCGCCAGTACACGAACACCATCGCCATACCTGCCCAAAAGCCTTCGCAATCCTACAATTTCTCTTGACACCCCGTTCTGCGCCTGTTCTGCGTATGCAGACAAAGAGGACTTGCGACGATGAACAGTCTGCATTTTGGCGATAACCTAACGGTTCTCCGCACTTCAGGCGTCATCAAGGACGAGAGCGTAGATTTGATCTACCTCGACCCCCCCTTCAATTCGAATGCAAACTACAGCGTGATCTTCTCAGATAAATCAGGAGCTGTTTCTGAGGCACAGGCCGAAGCGTTTCGAGACACCTGGACGTGGGGGCCTTCAGCTGCCCAAGCTTACGACGATATCATGAGAATGAGGGGAGACCTTTCCATACTCATGGAGTCTTTTCGGAAGTGGTTTGGCACCAGTGGACGGCTTGCATACCTTTCGATGATGGCTGTCAGGCTTGTAGAACTTCGGAGAGTGCTTAAGCCGACAGGCAGCGTCTACCTTCATTGCGATCCAGCAGCAAGCCATTACCTTAAAATCATTCTTGATGCAATTTGGGGCGTAAAAAACTTTAGAAATGAAATAATTTGGGATTATTCATTTAGGCTAATGGATCTCCCGAGGTTCTACAACAGAAAGCATGACGTTATTCTTTTTTACGCCAATAGCGAAGATGCATTTTTTAAGATGCCTAAGACTGAGTGGACCAGAGAGGACCTGCAGCGTTCGCGGAAACAAAAAATTCACGTAGACGGCGATGGTGTAGAGTGGATTTGGATGCCCGGTGGTCGCGGCAATTCGAAAAACAAAATGCGTCGTGTGGAAGAAATCATCGCTGGCGGTAAAGCTGTCTCCGATGTGTGGCCAATACCCATCATTTCTTCTTCGTCTAGGGAGCGAGTAGGTTATCCAACTCAGAAACCTCTGGCACTATTGGAAAGGATCATTAGTGCATCGTCGCCTGAAGGTGCAGTTATATTTGATCCGTTCTGTGGCTGTGGAACAACAATCGAGGCGGCGGAGAGGCTTAGCCGCCAGTGGATCGGAATTGACATTACCCACTATGCCATCTCGGTTATCGAAAACCGCCTTAAGAGTCGAAGACCAAACGCGACGTTTTCAATCTATGGACGCCCAACCGACTTGGCCGGGGCACGCGCTCTTGCAGAACGAGATAAGTATCAGTTCCAGTGGTGGGCGGCCTGGAAGCTCGGGGCTCAAACGTACGACTCCAAGAAAGGAGGAGACAAAGGAATTGATGCCAACATTTATTTTTCAAACGGGCCGTATGGCCTTGGGCGCATAATTATCTCTGTCAAGGGCGGGAACAACCTCAGTCCCACGATGGTAAGGGATTTGGCGGGAACGGTCGAGAGAGAGAATGCCGAAATGGGGGTACTTGTGACACTCAACGAACCGACTAAGGGCATGAAGGCGGATGCTGCCAATTACGGATTTGTTCCAAGAACCCCGCATGGGCGGATGCCGCGAGTGCAGATTGTTACGGCGGAAGAGTTGATAAATGGCCATTTCCCAAATCTGCCCCCATTGCCACGGCCAGAACACTTGTTCCGCGGGACCGCGAGGAAGCGGGATAAGGACCAACTTGAACTAATGCTTCCATTTGCGGGCTCACAGACGATCAAGACCAAGGAAGGTGATATGATCGATCCCCGCTTGGTCGGCTTTGTCTAAGCCGCCGCCCGCTGCCAGTATCCCTTCCACTGGCGGCTGACCGGCGAGTGCAGCGCTGCCGTCAGCACGTTCCGGTGCTGCGTGCCGTTGGCGGTGCGGGCGTGATCCTCACGCCAAGCGGCTTCGTTCGCGTACTGGTGCAGGTAGCGGTGCGAGACGTGGTGGTGCTGCCCGACCACGGCGCGGCGCAGGCGTGCAAAGTAGCTCTCGGCCTGATTGGTGCAGGCACCGTCCCAGCTATACGCCTCGCCGTGGTTGATCCGCCGGGCTGCGTAATGGGCCTCCAGCGCGTCCCAATGAGGCCCCTCGTCCGCATGTAGCTCGGTGCCGGGAGCGACGCGCTCGCGGACGATGGCGGCTCCCTCGGCCTCGCGGGGCACCACGAACGGCAGGGTGCGGCCCTTGCGCTGGCGAAGCACGACGACCACGCGCCGATCCGGGTCGCGGTTCTCAGACAGGCGGCGGTCCTTCCGATCTTCCTTGCGGTTCTCCGGGCGGACGTGCCCGCCGAAGTACGCGCCGTCGATCTCGACCGTGCCGGAAAGCGTCACGTCGTCATTGCCCTTCGCCATCGCCTCGCGGAGCTTGTGCGCCAGGACGAACGCGGTCTTGTACTGGCAATCCAGATCGCGGGAGAGCTGGAGCGCCGAGATGCCCTTGGCGCAGTTGGTGAAGATGCAGATCGCCGCGAGCAGGTCCACGAACGCCATCTTGCGGGAGGCGAATATCGTCCCGCTGGTGGCGCTGAACTGCTTGCCGCAGGCGCGGCACTTCCACTTGCGGCGCGTGGCGATGAAGTAGGGATCGCAGCACCCACACTCCGGGCAGAACGCTTCCCCGCCGTTCTCCGCAAAGCGGATCGCCTTGAACGCGTCGAACGCCTGCTCGTCGGACATGCGGTACACGTCGCGGAGCTTGAGGGTCCGGGCTGCGGCGGAAAGGAGGAAGTGCTGGGCCATGTCATCGCTTTCGCTATTTATGTAGCGAATGTGGTGGCGTAGCGGGCCGTTGTCAATGGCAAACGTAACGATTATGGTGGCGTACGTAACTGGAGCGGAGGCGCGCACCATGAAGTCGGACGACGAGTGGGTCAATCTGGTGAAGGGCATCCTTCGCGCAGAAATGACACGGCGAGGCATCACCTATGACCAGTTGGCCGAGAGGCTGGCCGAGCATGGCTTGAAGGAGACGCCGGTTAACCTGCGGAACAAGGTGGCACGCGGCGGGTTCTCCGCCGTGTTCTTTGTGCAATGCCTCCGAGCAATCGGGGTAGATACAATCAGTCTGAAATGATCCGGCTTAGGTGGATTTCGCTCGGCACAAATCCCGCACTTGTTAGACTGTGAACGACAACAATATCCCCTGTGACTTCGTCCTTGTTCCACAAATCGCTTGGACGCACATCGTCCATAAGCTTAAGCTTCAGGCGATCCTGGCTCACATCTGGGACGACCGCAGCCCAGCCAAGTGATTTTCGGTCTCTATCTTGCATGTGCAGGAGTATTCTTGCTGCCGCCAGCGGCATGTATTTGTTAAAGTCTGAGGCGTCATTAAGTTGCTTCGCAAAAGGCACCTCGGATACGACTGAAGGCTCGATGCGCTTGCGATCTAATGTGACACTGGCGGAGCCGTCTCGTTTGCTCGGGATAAAGAAATCAACGGCGTTGCGAGCCAACCGACGCATTGCCGGAGGCCTCGCGAACCGAGATTCCAGCACCATCTTTATCTCGGCATGCGATAAACCTGACCTCTTAGATAGATCCTCCGCAACGTCATCGAATGTCTCGTGCACGCGGCGTCCCGCAACGGTCCGCGCCACCGCATCTACGGCAAATCCAGCCCCATAGAACAGGACGATCATGAACGCCACCGTGGCGATCGTGTCGTACTGATCGCTTATCGTGACCCCGAGCAGATGCTCCAGCATCGGTGGGACCTCAGCCTTCAGGTCGTCTTGGAACGCCACGATCAGCGTCAGCAGGAAAAGCTCTCGAAGCGGGCTCTCCTGCGATAGCCTTAGAACATTGAAGGAACTCGACTGGATTGCCAAGCCCGGAACGAAGCTCGGCAAGAGGTCGATGGCCTCGCGGGACAGGGCCTCCGTTGCCTGAAGCGCGGCGATCACATCGGAAATTGGAGTGGAGCCTTGCGTTTCGTAGGTGATTGAAAGTGGAAGCTGAAATTCGCGCATCGGCACACGATGCCAGCGCGATCGATTCTTGCCTACCCCTCACCGCCAACCCCCACATCCGGGGGTTGGTGCGTTTGCTACATAATGCCGAAGGACTACAAAAGGACTACGCTGGAAATACGGCAGGAACGGGCGTTAACCCCTTCACCCGCCACCGATCCGCACCCCCCGCCGCCCCGCGAGGTCCGTCACGTACTGCCACGCCACCCGCCCCGAGCGCGAGCCGCGAGTCTGCTGCCACTCGATCGCCTCGGCCCGCAGCGTCGGGTCGTCGATGTCGATCCCGTAGGCATCGCAATAGCCCCGGATCATCGCCAGGTAGTCGTCCTGGCTGCACGGGTGGAACCCGAGCCACAGGCCGAACCGGTCCGACAGCGACACCTTCTCCTCGACCGCCTCGGACGGGTTGATGCCCGCCTGGCGCTCGTTCTCGATCATCTCCCGCGGCATCAGGTGGCGCCGGTTCGAGGTCGCGTAGAGCACCACGTTCTCGGGCCGGCCCTCGATCCCGCCGTCAAGAACGGCCTTCAAACTCTTGTAATGGCTGTCGTCTCGGTCGAACGACAGGTCGTCGCAGAACAGGATGAACCGCCTGCCGCTGCCCCGCAGCAGCCCGAGCAGCCGCCCGATCGACGGCAGGTCCTCGCGGTGGATCTCGACGAGCTTGAGCACCCCCGGAACGCCCTTCGCCGCCTCGGCGTGGGCCGCCTTCACGAGGCTCGACTTGCCCATGCCCCGCGCGCCCCAGAGCAGCACGTTGTTGGCCGGATAGCCCTTCGCGAACTGCACCGTGTTGGCCAGCAGCGTGTCCCGCGCCCGCCCGATGCCGACCAGAAGCCCGATCTCCACCCGCGCCACCGCCGGCACCGGCACCAGCCGGTCCGGCCCGGTCAGCCAGACGAACGCGTCCGCCGCCCCGAGATCCGGCGCCGCCCCCGGCGCCGGCGACATCCGCTCCAGCGCCGCCGCGATGCGCTCCAGCGCTGCCTCCGACGGGCTCACGGCTCGTCCTTCACCGCGCCGGTGCCGTCGACCTCCTCGTCCCACAGCCCCGCCGCGCGCAGCTCCGCCTCGCGCTTGCGCTCGACCATGCGCACGAGCACGATGGAGATCTCGTAGAGCGGATAGACCGCGGCAAACAGCACGAGCTGCGAGATCACGTCGGGCGGCGTCACCAGCGCCGCCACCACGAGGATCGCCACGACAGCGTACTTGCGCACCCGCCCGAGTCCCTCGGCCGAGACGAGCCCGGCCTTGCCCATCAGCGTCAGCAGCACCGGCAGCTGGAAGCACAGGCCGAACGCGATGATGAATTTCATCGTCAGGTCGAGGTACTCGTTGATCGTGCCGAGGTACTGGATCGTCAGGTCCTCGACCCCCATCGCGCCCTCGTTGGCGAACTGCTGGAAGCCGAGGAAGAAGTTGAACGCGATGGGCAGGACGACGAAGTAGGCGAACGTGCCGCCGATGAAGAACAGCACCGGGGAGGCGATCAGGAACGGCAGGAACGCCTGCTTCTCGGTACGGTAGAGACCGGGCGCGACGAAACGCCAGAGCTGGTGGGCGATGATCGGGAAGGCGAAGATGAAGCCTCCGAAGATCGAGAGCTTCACCTGCACCATGAAGCCCTGCTGCAGCCCGGTGTAGATCAGGTTCGGCTCCTGGCCGAAGTTGCGCAGCGCGTTCGCGACCGGGACGGCC